ACTTTAAGCCTTGTTTTAAGTTATTTACAGCTACTTTAAGTAATATCACATCTGATTGATTGAATTGGAGTTGTTTTAGTGGGGTGGGGGTTTCGGTTGAATTAACAGTGGATGCCCATTCATATGCAGTCAAAATTTGTTTGCAATTATGGCAACAATGAGCTTTTGCATCTTATATTCATTTACTTGTCCACCTCTCTTAATCTCATTTTACCACATATAATTCACAAAGTCAGTTATTATTTCAATAAACTTATCCCAAAGTTAATGATGCGGGACTGCATCTCTTTTTTAGCAGCAGCATAAGCATAAGCAGCAGCAGCAGCATAATAAGCAGCAGCAGCATAAGCAGCATAATAAGCAGCATAAGCAGCATCAGCAGCAGCAGCATCAGCAGCAGCAGCATCAGCATAAGCAGCAGCAGCAGCAGCAGCATCAACAGCAGCATCAGCATCAGCAGCATCAGCATGAGCAGCAGCAGCAGCAGCAGCATAAGCAGCAGCAGCCCTTGCTTTATCTCGATTTGCTTTAGTATTTCTTTTCAAAACCACTTTAGCGGCATCTATTGCAGCTCTAGGTCTTTTGTCATCTGGGTGTTTCTTTTCGAAAATCTCAATGACTTGCTCTGCTGCGAAGATAGCATAAGCCAACACTTGCTTTCTTTTCATAATCCGAGGAAGCAGCCATAATGCATAATCCAGCTTCCCTGCTTCTACGAGTTTCTCCAAAAAATACCCATGTTGCTTATCTAAAAGATTCATCCCAGTTACATACTCCATCCCTTTTTCACATGCATGTTTGCTTTCCAAAAACGCTTTAGTTATTTTCATTGAATCCTCCTAAATTCCATTCCCATTATAACATACTTAATTTACAAAGTCAAGGGTTTATTTGCTTCCTTTAATCTTTAGAAGTCGGATTTTGCGGGTGCGACTCGGGGGTTCGCCAGACCCTCTAAAAGTTTCTCTGAAATTCACCACATCTTTTGCATCTAACTAGAAAACAATAAGTAAATCTATATTTATGACCAAATATTAAACAGATTAATTTATTAATTGCCTTCATCATTCCTCCGTATTTTCCATATACCATTTATACAGCGTTCTTATGCATTTTACGATAAACTCATCTGCTTGCTTTGAATCTAACTCATCCAATCTGTCCTCAAGTTCTGGAATTAATTCAATCGATTCATCATAAAATGAATGAATGAATTACCTTATCTAGCTGCATGTCAATTGCCCATTTCTTGAGTTCATCGTTATTCATTTTATTTCTCCTTTTTTACTTTAACTAACCTAGACCCACCACAATTAGGACAATAGGATGTTCCTAGAGTTCTGTTAAAGGTTAGTCCATTTGCATCCGATACTCTATATAACTCGTCAACAAACTCATGATGACAGTGTTCATTTAAACATGTATACTTATAAAATCCCAAAGATTCTACTTCCATTTTAGGTTTATCTTTTTCATTCATTGTTATTTCTCCTTTTTCTTCCTAGTCATAAAATTACTCTTATTAACGCAAGCAGTACATGATGAGATATGGGGATTACAGCAATCGCAGCAAGGCATTGTTTTCTCTAATTCATCCTCATCTATTGGAATTGAGTTGTCTATTATGGGTTCATCTTTGTGAGTTTCTTGCTTTAAATGTGATTTCTTGATTTTACTCATGTGACTCCTTATCATTGAATTTATATTCCCCTTCTGAATATAATATATCATATTAATATTATATTGTCAAGGATTATTTTGGATATTTCTCTTGTTTATATTTAATAATATTATAATTGGGCTTTTTACCTGTAATGTAAATATAACGATGCTTGCGGGGTCTTGGCTTTAAATAGAAATTATCTCCGTATATCTCACGCATCTTATCAGCTCTGTGCTCCATTCCTCTGGTCTTATCTGCAATTGTACATCCATGTAAATGTTCCATTCCTTTTACTTTCCAATCTGTTCTTTTAGCTGATAATCCATAATATTTAAAGTTACATGCTTGATATACATATCCCTTATGATTCTGTTCTGTATCTGCAAATGAGACCACAATTGAATTGGGAGGTAATAGCTTGGGACTCTTAGATACCAAGAAGGATGCCTCATTTGGGAGATTATTGAGTAAACAAAGACGATTCAACTCAAGAACTCTGGAAATATTCTCTTTACCTGCTACTCCCATTCTTAAAGTAGATGATGGAGGGGTGCCGTAAGTTGCAATCCCAACTAATAGTTCATTAAGGAATAATCCATAAGCATAAGATATAGATGGGCTTCGATGTGCATAATGAATATTTAATATAAATGGAAGAGATTCTGCTCTGGATATTAACTTAACAATATAATCATGCTTGTTCATCATTAATATAATATCATATTAAGTTAATAAAGTCAAGGAAATAGTTAATAAATAGTTATTTGATGCTTTTAAGTAATTGATTTAGTTCAATTATTCTAAGAGCTTTATTTATTAAATCTGAGCTTTTAACTGTATCAATGAAGTTATCTATTAAAGGAGCTAATCCCTTAAGAATATCTCCATTTGGCCATAAACCATCGGTTTCAGTACATCCAGCTAAATATGTATTCTCACGATTATTCTCTTTTAGTTTATTTTGGATATGACTTTCAAATGCTCTTGCAAACATCTCACATCTATCAGTCCAATAACTACCTTCTAGTCCCATTTCTTGTAATTTCTTAACTGTTACACTAACCTTATCGTAATAAGCTTGCCATTCTGGGGATGAGGTTAATTTTCTAATAGATTTCTCAACTGGATTCTGATTTTCCTCTAAATGAGTAGCAGATTCAGTAATATATCCCTGTTTTCCAGTATTAGCTACATTTACTAAATTATCTAATGCATGTCCCCATTCATGGGCAAGTGAGCCTATTCCATTCTTACGAGTTAAATTGATTACCATTAATTGAGGTTCATAATGAGCTAATGCCTCTCCCTTGCCTCTTGCTCCTATTGCAACAGCTAATTTACCATTAAATGATACATATTTCTCAGGGATTCCAGTAATATCCGATAAGTCTTTAAATGCTGTTGTTAAAGACTTTAAATGATATTCACGTTCATCATCTGTAACTGAGTTACCATATTGTAAGCCTCTAAGTTGCATTGTCTTTAACAATTCATTCTCAGCTCCAGCAACTGTCTTAAGTTCATTATACTCTGGACCAACTCGTTTTGCTTTTTTATTGTAAAAATCAGATGCTTTTATCTTCTTTTCAGTTACTCCTTTAATCTTATCTAAGGATTCGCCTTCAAGAATTCTAGTTGCAAATTCAACCTTTTGAGAACCAACTAATTCATCTGCATTCATTTTAGTTACAACAGATGCAAAATCCTTATATATCCCACTAATTGCAGATAATTTATTATTATAATAACTTGCTAATAGATGTGCAGTTCCTGAGTATTTATCTGTAGCTTGAATTCCTTGAACCATTTGTTTAACTTTATCCATCAATTTTTGTCTTAAATCTGTGAATTTTGTGGAAGTCTGTGATAATTCACCTAAGAAAGTATTTAATGTTTCAATTGCTTCAACGTATTCTTTTCTGTTGATTTTATCTAATTCATCTTTCTTTATGCCAACATACCCCTCACCCATGTCATATACTGATGTGTTTCGGCTGTAAATATCTATTCTACCCATCGTTCCCTTAGGGGTTCTGTATGCTACAAATCCATCTGGACTTACCCTAGTAGGCATTTCATAAGGTTTTGCAGGTATATTCTTAATTGCATAATAAGCCATTAATCGAACTTCGAGATTATCATTTGTTAATCCAGTTATTAAATCAACAGGATTTTGTTTTAAAATGACATCTCTTTTTACGGATTCAATTTGTCCAGTAGATTCAGCGTGCTCTAATCCTTTCCATTCATTTCTTTTGTGACGTGCGGATTCAGCCACATCTTCACCCTTATTCTGGAACTTAGATTTGCGAGCATAAGCATATTCGCCTTCTTCTAAGTCATGTTTAAGTTCTTTAGATACTTCAGCACGGACTTCAGATTCTGCTTCTGATGTTCTTTTATCTATATCAGCCATCATCTTAGCTTCTTGGTCTTCTTCATGTGCTGCTGCTTGTTGTGGAGTAGGTTCTGCTCCTTCTATCTCTTTACCATGTTCATCTTGATAAAAATATTTATAATTACCGCTTGAACCTTCTCTTCTGATGTATTTATGATACATTGATTTTCTTAGTTCTTCACATAAATCTTTCATTTGAAGGGATTTACTGAAAGTCTGGAATAAATTACTTTTGCTCATTTTTAACCCCATATTGTGTGAGTTGATTAAATTGTTCTAATGCTGCATCTATATCACCATATGATGCTTTTAGTCCATCTGTATTCATAAAACTAGGATGTCTTAAGGCATTGTGCATCTTATTCTTTAATCCGGCCAGTCCTAATAATGATTCTTCTAGTTCATTTAAGTCTAGTGAATCATTTGCTGCTTTTAGTTTTTTTATTATTGTGTCAGTTGATTCAAAATCATCACTTTGGATTAAATCTATTCCTTCTAAACTTTCAGCTAATTTTATTAACTTATCAGTTGTTTTTTGTAATGTCTTATGGTCTGAGTTTGTTAATTCCTTGCCCATTGCTTTTTTATGAAATATCTCATGAACCTTAGTGAAATTATCTACTACATCTTGACCTATTGGTGCGAGATTTCCTTCTTTTGCATAATCTTTAGCAAATTTCACATCACCATTGGCAGCCACGTAATCGCTCATCTTAACTTTAATGGCTCCTTTCTCTGCTCCATCAACTCTTATGATTCCATCAGTTCCACCATTGTCAAGGTATTTCTTATATGCTTTTACGTAAATATCCTTTTCTCCCTTCTGGTCTGCTGAGTATATGTAGTTCGTTCCTCTTGAGTATATCGAAACATAATCCTTTGGTTGTTTCTTATAATAACTCATTAAGGCATCATAACCTTGTTGATGTTCATCTCCTCTTGCCATTGGAATTATCCCATCTTTATCGTTAAGTGGAATCATTACATATCCTACATCATCCATTTGTCCTTTCTTTTGGTCTTTGGATATTGAATTGCCAACTAATATCTTAGCTTTCCAATTCTTAGCGTTACTTAAATCTCCTTCCATTTGGAAATTCTCAGGTTTTGCTTTCGAGTCTAATTTAAGGGATGTTTTAATTTCTTCTTTAGATGCAGAGAGTTTATTTGTTAAGTCTTTGATTTTACTTGTCTTATCTTTTTTAGTTTCTTTTAACTTATCATTTAACTCTTTAATCTTCTTAGGTTTTTCTGCCCCCGCATCTTTCATTTCATCAAAATTAAAATTCAATGCAAATTTCTTCTTCTCGCCATTTGCTAATTCCATTTCACTATACATATCAGTTGCATCTGCTTTTTCTTCCCAACCCTGACCTGTTTGCATCTTCCCTTCATTCTCACCTGTTGTATATATCATTTCGTTGTTGCCTTTGTCACCATATATAATAGAATCTTGATTAAACTGTTTTCCTAATTCTACTAGTTTTTTTCTATCTGCTCCCATTACTAAGAATGAGTCCTCTTCTTCACCGTATTTCCCTTTCATGTCCACATATTCTATTCCAGCATCATCAAGGGCTGTTCTTAATTTGTCATATCTTTCTTCTATTGCCTTGTCATCCATTTTGGAGTCTTGAGGGCTATTTGGATTCTTTCCAGCCGATATCATTCCGAATTGTTCTGTGTTTAACGTACTTTCAAGTTTCTCTTGGCTTATCTTTGTTGTTGTATGATACTTAGAAGTTCTTTCACCTTTTACATCTTTTCCCTTGACATCGTTGATAAAGTTCTGTAGTGCTTCTCTTGGAGTCTCGCCATTTGCACCATATTTATCTTGGAAGTTTTGAGCAACTTGAGGAGATACATTAATCTCTTGTATTTTCTTGTAAGCTTCATCTATATTAAACTTAGCATCTCTAATGATATCTTCAAAATGCTCAGTCTTTGAATAGTCTACTTCTTCTTTCTTACCTTTAGGTTTTTTAACTTCTTCAAACTTAGGTTGGTCTTTTTTAGGTGCTTCTTCAGATATAGGGGATTTTGCTTCTTTAACTGAAAGCCATTGACCTGATTGTTCCTTACGATAATCCACTCCACCCCATTTACGCACGGTTCCTGCTGGGAGTGGTTTGCCTTTGGATAATATTTCATTGAGTTCGGAGATTTCGAGGGATTTACTAACTGGTTCATCTTTCTCTACTTCTTGCTTATCAAATAATGCAACAACGCCAGCCATCTTGCCACCCATTGCACTGTTCTTATATCCTGCATACCCTGCTGATTTTATCTGATTTTCCATATCGGTAGCATCTTGGAAAGGCACCTTAAACTTAGCTTTCATTTTCTCAATATCTGCCACATCTATTATATTCTCAGGGCGTTTAACTTTGTACATCTTTTTAGCTGCTGAGGTTACTAATACTTCATGGTCTTTTTTGTCTGGACTTTCATAATAATAAGAGCGAGGTGGTCTGTTTGGTCTGTCTGTCTCTTGTCCTGCTGCTGCCGTTCCTTGTTTATGCGGGTCAATTACATCAAGATTCTCTTTAGTTGAATAATGGTATAAATAGGTATAGTTTCCTGAGGTTCCTTCCCTTTTTATGTACTTATGGGTCATAGCTTTGTTTAAAGCTGAGGTTAATACAGTATACTCACTATTTTTCTCATTCTCACGTTTAGTCATTTCATGATTTGATTTAATTTCATCTAAAACAGACTGTTTGTCCTTTTCTATCTGTTCTGGTGATGTAATGGGTTCTTTATATTTAATATTGTTTAATATACCATCTTTATCTTCTATTGCTTTTTCGATACCAGTGGATAATAGCTTTTTAAGTGCGTCTATCTTTTCAAGGGTTGCTCTATCTTCTCCTGCTATTTGAGATAACTCAGCTACTTCTTGTTTAATTTCATGTGCTGGTTTATTTAAGTAAGCGTCCACATTTATTGGGTTACGTCTTTCTTCTTCTAGCTTGATTTGTTTGTTTTCTTCATGTAACTTAGTAAAATACTTATTGTACTCTGCTTGTTCTTTTAGGTCTTTTGGGGTAGATTCGTGGTAAATATACTTAGCTTGGTCGCCTGTGCCTAGCTTGGCTAAATACTTATGATTAAAGCTTTTTAGCAATTCATTTAATTCTTGTATATCTTTTTTAGAGTCTGACATTATCTACTCCTTGTTGTTTAGCTTTTCGTATTCGGATAGATACATTAAATTGGCTCTTTTCGTAGCTCTTCCGTTTAATTGGTCAGTAAGAGTCTGTCTCTTCATTCCTACGGATTCGGCTGCCATTGTAACTGTTGGATATATCTTTTTTGTTTTAGTATCTATTACTGAGGTCTTGTGAAAAGATGTTTCTCCTTTTAGTTTTTTATCTAAATTTATCTTGCTCAATAGAGCTTTAGTTTCATCTGAAACAAATCTACCCTTTTGAGCTCTACTCATGTTCAATTTAGCTTGTTTCGTATGCTTTTTTCCTGTTTGTGTTTTTATAAGTTTTTGTTTCGATTCTTCCTTCCATATATAACCCATGTGAGACTTACTCATTTGTTTTAAAAGTTCTTCTGAATAAACTCCAGTTTTACCTTTACTCCAAGATGTTTTTCCCTTATTTGCATTGGAAATTTTATCTTTGGTTTCTTGTGTATGTTTTTTACCATAAAAGGGATTATTCTTTCCCCCAGTTGCATTTCTTAATTTTTGAGTAGTCTCTTCTGAAAATACACCAGTTTTTCCTTTATTCCAAGGAGCTAAACCACTTATTCCTTCTCCTCCTAAAGTTAAGTTAGCCTTACATAAATTTTGAGATTTATAAAATGAAATATGCTCCTTTTCCTTCTCAAATGATTTTATTTCTGTAAGATTATCTATTATAATTTCTACTCTATAACCACATTTACTTACTATATTACGCCAATAGCTGTTTCTTCCAGACTCGCTCCATGCTCTATAGCCGTAGCCTTTACCAACATAAAAAACTTCCCCATTATCTAATCTAATGTGTTTGTAAATATAAAATCTTTTTGGTAATTCTCTTTTCAACACAGCCTCTACAAAATAGACATTGTTTCGCCACGATAATAATCACGAAGTATTTTAATTAAACTTGAGTCACGTTCAGCTTCTGTGGTTCCAAACACAAGCTTTTGAAATTGTTTTATCTGTGCACTATATGCTGTATTTTCCGAACTTTGTGTTGTCTGTATTGACTCGCTGAGACCGTCAATCGAAACCGATGACCCGCTAATTCCGGCACCCAAAATAAGTATACCACCGACGGTGAGAACCAGTATTGATGCAATCATCGCAATACATTGGTTAAGCAAAACTGGTACTTTTCCCTCGCTGAAGCCTATGCTGTACTCAATTTTCCATAAGTGAGGTATCATTGTACTTCTTAATATTTCAGGAAAGAACGCCCCTGTATTTCCAATCTGTAAATTACCAGGGAATGAGCTATTTGGTATCAGCCTCAATACTCCATCGTGGCTTTGTATCCTCAGCCACTGAGCTGGGATATTTAATACTGGATTATCTTGACTATTAACGTCTTTCATATACACAAATTGAAGATTATTTATCTTAATTACAGGTACATTATTTGTCATCATATATGACCAATCCCAGTATTCATTCTGTCTAAAATCCTTATGCTCTACGATATCCTGAGGTAATATTGATATGTCTAAATCGTGCTCTAGCATAGATACTGCTGTATTTATAAATTGTTGATAAGTATCATCACTTAAGTCTTCCCCCGTCTCTTTATCAAGCACATGGACACCGAAAAGATAAGATTTCTTTAAAATGTCAGGGGTTATTAAAGGTTCTACCCTATTAATTTGCCTATTTGAATTCTTAATTCCTTCCACTTCTGCATAAACTGGATATCCAGTTGGATAGTCTTTTAATACACCATTATCTGATATATATTGTGCCATTTTGTTCTCCTTTAATTATTCGTCAAGAACTCTAGTTAATGCGTTTATTGCGACCCCTTTCTTAATTATTGTGCCATTTCCTAAAGTGTCTACAGAAATTTTAATATTTCCACCAATTAACGTAGCTGAGTTAGCAGCAGTTATACTTACTGTTTGCATAGACCTATCATCTGTATCGGGAACTCCTATCTTAGTAAGAGTGCTTCCATCGGATAAATTGAATATAAAGCTAACAATCGCAGTTGATGGTGGGATATATCTTAAATTCAAATCATCATCAAAAAGCATCATCTTTAGTGTTATTGCAGTACCAGTTACGAAATTTATAGCACTAAGGAAGTTGTGCTGATTCAGCGTAGCTTCTTCGTTTAACATTTTTGCACTAATCATTATATGTCTCCTCTAATTATAGCTACCCTAATTATATCATAAATTCAAGGTCAAATCTATCAAATCATGTATTTGCGTAACTGAGACAGGGGCATACTTCCAAGCATAGCAACCGACATGAATCTGCTTCTTCTTTAGATTTATCTTCTCAAACCCACTATGAACATGACCATGTAGTAAAAAATCCTCATTCCCCTTAACAGGTGAGTACTTGTTAATCTTGGTATATTTCTTTCCGGTTGTAATCCGAATCCACCACATCTTTAACTTTGAATACTTGTAAGGGTAATGTGCTAGCTTGAAGGTCTTTTGCCCGCACTTTATGACCGCTTCCTGCAATACTAAATCGAATCCCATTTTATAGTAATTATTAACAGTATGATTGTCATGGTTGCCTAAAATGAGTATTTTCTTGCCTTTTAGCTGTTTTAATATTTCAATCCCTTCATGAATCTGAATGTATCCAAAATCTCCTAATATGTAAACTATGTCATCTTTTTTTATTATGGAATTCCAATTATCAATTAGAGCCTTATTCATCTCCTCTACATTGGAAAAGGGACGATTGTCGTATTTTAATATGTTCGTGTGAAAAAAGTGCAAATCACTTGTAAAATAAATCATACTACCAATAGTATATCACGCCTCAATAATTAAGTCAAGTATTATTTTGTTGTGCTAATATTGTAACAACTTTTGATAACAATCGTTATCTCTTTTGATTACATAAAAAAACCCCGTAGGGCTTTAATCTACGGGGATTGGGATATAATAACTGCCGAAGCAGGGATTAGCCCTTATATTATTTTTAATAGTCTTAAAACTATTCCCATTACAGTTCCAATTACTCCAATTACTGATGTTATTCTAAAAGCTGAATTACATATTTCTTTTACTTTAGCTTTTCTAATTGCGGAAGCGATTCTGTGATTTTCTAATGCATCTACTTTCTGTGATAAAATTTCTCTTGCTTCTATTTCAATTTCCAGTCTTTGAGTGTTTGCTATTGTAGCTGCTATGTGAAACTCTAAATCCTCAGTATTCTTAGCCACATCATCTCTCACATTAAACAAACTATTCTTTACAACTGCAACATCTTCACTGACCTCAGACACTTTATTGCTGAGATTTCTAATTTCTCCCAAAAGAATCGTAAATTCCGTGTTTTCCATGTTACTTCCTTATATAAAAACGGGGCTGGAGAGTTTAACTCCAACCCCTGCTTTCATTTATGCGTATAAAGCTATTACTTCTTTAAAGGAAGCATTATCACACAGCATTACATTCAATAATTCTTTACATTTCTGTAACTTAGCTGCTGCTATAATTGATGTTGAACCGCCTTCGATTACTCTAACTATTTCTAAATAATAAACATTATTCTTACTCACACAGAAAGAATTCTGAAGTGCTTTTTTAGCTAATGTTGTTAATGTTCCACCATCTGCCTTACCTATTGTAATTACTGTAGTTTCTATTGTATTTACATCATTTACTCTTCCAACAAAACCTGCTCCAATTTCTTTGTTTTCTATAATAAATTCGCCTGTTAATAGGTCTTCAATTCCAACAAATTCAGCATCTGCATCTATTGCTGTATACATAACTGCTGCTGCCTGTATTGCCGTCATTAATGATGTTACTGTATCTATTTTAACAACTCTATCACATGCTGCAACTACTGTAGGTACGGATATACTTAAATTATCTACATCTACATAAAATCCCACTGTTCCATTTTTATCAAAAGCTAGTAAATAATCTCCTTGATAATTAGAATCAGCACCTGCTGTATCAACTGTAACTGTAGTAGCTGAAGTTCCTGCTGTTCCTGCTGTCTTTGGTCCATAAGTTGTTGAACGAACTTTTATTGTTCCTGCTGCATTTGATGTTCCTACGAATTTAGCATCTCCATCTATCTCATTATAAATTGCTGTTCCAACTGCTGTAGTTGATGTGTTGTTAGCAACTGTAGTTATTTCAACTGCTCTATCACATGCTGTAGCTGCTGCTGGGATAGTAGTTCCACCATTGTCTACATCAAACCAAAAACCTACTGAACCTGCTTCGTCTTGAAGAACTATTGTCTTGCCATTATAAACTGAAGGTAAACCCTGAACTGTAACTGATGCTGTGTATCCTGCTGCTCCTGTAACATCTATATCTGCTCTTGTTCCCATTGCCACATCTTCAATAATATAAGTTCCTGCTGAGTCGTCAGAAATCTTAACAAATTGAGAATCTGCTGCTAATGCATTGCCTATTTTTGTTCCTACTGCTCCAATTAAATCTCCAGTTGCAACTGTAGTAATCTTTATTAATCTAGCAACTCCTGCTAATCCTGCCGGAACTCCACCTGCTCCATTTTCCATGTAAACACCAACTGAACCCGCTGAATCGTAAAGTATAAAATACTTTTGGTTTGTGTCATCAGCTACGTCTGCTGTTACTGTGATGCTTGTTCTTTCGTAACGACCTGTTTCTGCTGGACATACTAATTGAGTGATTTCTCTAACATTGGCAGTAACTGCACTCATACAGCTAACTTTGAACTTTTCCTTAGCTCCACCCATCATGTCAGCAATTTCATTACCTAAACTGTTGCTGCAAATCCCTTCTTTAATTTTCCTTCTTAACCTTGAACTAACACTCATATCGTCCTCCTATAAAAACGTGCAAGATGACTATACGCCACCTTGAATGAGACTAACTTAATCTGCGGACACTTCTAATCTAATCGCCGCTGAAGTTCTAACATAATCATCTGTAGCTACTGTAAAAAATGTAGCATTCGGCATCAATATTGTATCTAATCCGTTTACATCTGGAACTGTAACAGTAGACCCACCGAAACGCATAAAAGCTGCTCCATTACCAAATACTCTAACTAAAGCCCCTTTTCCTACATAAACAGCAGTTGTTGCATCTGCTATAACAAGATAAGGAATTGGTATCATTCCACTAATTACTTTATCTGACTTAGAGATATCATTGTAACGATGTTGTTCTATCGTCCCAGCAGTCATCTGCTCTTTACTCTTATATCGACTTCCATTTCCAGCCATCATAAACCTCCAAAAGTGTACATTATATACACCCTAATTATATCATAAAAAGTAAGGATATTATTGAATAAAGAAAAAGAGCTACCTCATTTAAAAGTAGCCCTATTTATGCTATTATATTCAGATACTTATCTATTTCTTAGCATCTCTTAATGCTTGATGGACTTGCTTTAGGAGATATCTGTGAATTGACCTAAACCGTTTAAATTCTGAGTTTAAAAATGTTCTCTCGAGGTCCAAACAACTCCTTTTAGCATCATCAAAATTAAGAAATACGACCCCATCTATTACATCACAATCTATAAACTTAATTCCTTCAAATATTAAGAAGGTTGCAATGTCTAAGTCTTGAGTTGAGTATATTTTAGGGTCTTTCATCTATTTTGCTACTTTAATTTTATTTGGTGCATGCGGAGGTCTTCCTGCTTTCTTTTTAGTTCCACATATAACACATTCTTTTGTTGAATTTCCGTCTTTATCCAAATAGTGATGCTTTTTACAGGATGAATCTTCTTCTTTTTTTACTTCTTCCTTTTGCTCTTCTTCTCCCTTCCCACATGTACAATTATCACATTTACCGTCACATCCTGTTTCTGGAGCACATGGGTCTTCTATTAAGTCGCCTTTATAATCATACCCTGCTTCCTCACAACATTCACCGATAAAAAACTCACCTATGTCTTTAACAAAATGCTTCTCGCTTACTCCACATCTACAACTCTTTTTAAATAACGGCATCTTTAATCCTCCAATCTTTAATCTGTCTTAATTTTATCACATAATACCACATTATAAGTTACGCATCTGTGATACGAAATGAAAGCTCTACAATAATCTTCTGCTTGCTCCCGATGGTCAAAGTATAGTTCAGGTGTAAACTCTTTACCTTTAGGGTCTAAGATTACCCAATAATGCTTATTAAGTTGCTTTAATGTGAAAGTTAGCACTATTCCACTTCCTTTTTTAAACTACCTGCAAATTCTAAAGCTTGGTCGCCTAACATGCTGTACATTCCTTGAAGTCTTTCAAATAAATCTCTAAATTCTCTACGTTGCATTAAGAATCCTAATTTCTCTTGGTCTGTGGCATTCTCGTCGCCCTTTCTGAAGGTATATTTTGAGATAACTAATTTATCTTTTATCTCTTTTCTTAACTCGCTGATTCCTTCAAGTATTAATTTAAGTTCTTCTTGCTTTGTCATTTTATTTTCTCCTTTTTCTTTTATTTTAACACAAAAGAAATAGGATGTCAACTATTTTTTTAGCTCTTCAATAACTAAAGATACAAATCTTTTACGAATCTTATTCATCTTAAGCTGTTCACGGTATGGTTCATTAAGCATTTTTGTATTCTGAATAGATGCTTCAAGTTTCTCGTCTGCCTTTTTTGTTGTTACAATTGCTTGCTCTTCCATGGCTAATCCTAACATTTTGTCATCTAACTCTTCCTTACTCATTCCTCTGATTTCTGCCACATACTCAATTTCCAATTTTCTAGCAAGTTGTGTACTCTCGGGAACTTCCATTAATTTGCTTTCGTTACTCATGTTATTTCTCCTTTATAAATAATTCTTTAACAGTTTGAATCCTTCTGACCCAATACTACATATTCTCTTTATATCATCTTTGTGGTAAATAGTCAAGGAGTATTCTTTCTCAAAGTCTATTTTTGCATCATCTATTAAATATTTAATGTATTCTCCGATTTGTTTACAATCCTGAATTTGTCCATATTTACTGAATATTGATTGTAATCTATTGTCTGTGATGTATTCTAAGAATTTATCGTTTAGGTCATCTATTTCGGTTCTTTCTCGAGGTTCTTTCTGAACTTTAGGTGCCCTTGCGATTTCCTTAAACTTATCATTTTTCTTTTTAATCCAAAAGGATTCCCCAATTACTGAATACCAATTATTGTAGAAAGGTTTTATTACAACTCCCTCACATATATTATTTTCGATATTTAATACTTTTGAGTCAAATTCTGTGTTGAACTCTAATGCTTGCTCCAGCGATTGCGCAATCTTTACGACCGGAACTATTGGTAAATCGTACATTCTACCATGACCAAAGAAATAGAATGGAGATAGCATGCATCCATTAAGTCTCATGTCAAAGAAAAATATCTGTTTTTCTTTCCCGTAGTCTACTCCCTTTTGAATCCCTTGTCCAACTAATTCTCCGTATAACGTAATATTTTCTACTTCACCTGAGATATCTCTTTCTTGAATCTCTTTAAAGATTCTCATATATTTATCTTGATTAACTACATTCTGGATGTCATTAAACTTCTCATCATCTTTAACCCAGTCTGTTCTTTTTCCTATCTCAATGTTATCTTTTGTGATATGAATTTGAATATTGCATCCATGAAGCTTTTCTGTGATGATGTAAGATTGATATGCCAATTCTGGATATAATTCCAAAAATCGTTCAATGAATTTACTTTGGTAATGATTCTCAATACTTGGATACTTCTTAAATTCACTCATTTTATTCACCTCTAGTAACCGATACTGTACCTGATGAAATACTCCATACAAAGTTCTTTTTACCTTCATAAGGTAATCCTAACTCGGTACACATTCTATCAAAGCTCTTAGGTTCCAACGTAAGATTATGTATCTTGATATCAGAAGCTCCCATTTGGATTATAAAATCGTACAAGATTTCCGCAGCTTTCTTCTGTTCCATCGTTTTCCTCCCAACTAATTATACTTGTGCTTTCTCCGTCAATTATCTTATATCCCAAATTTAAAAAATATAGTCTCACGTGTGGATTTACAAACTGTTTATTGATTACTGTTTTAAATGAACCATTATTAACAGCTTCCTGAACTATATTTTTAATCAGAACAAGCTGTCTATTGTATGCTGTTTTTTTGGCTTCTTTGGCTGTATACATTACTTTAAGCTCCTATATAGAACTATCCCATAAGTAATAACAAAAGCTGCTAAATACCCTGCTGATTCATCTCTTCCTACTATAATTGCTTCTATTATGAAACACATGGATGCTAAAATCAATACGCTGTCGATAATCATTTCTTTAATCATTTTGAACTCCTTGTATTTTTATATAAAAATTCTACTTCTCTTATGAAACTATCTTCTGAATCACTTCCATGAACTGCATTCTCGTACAATTTCTTTCCAGTAAACTTCTTTCTAATATCCAACATAACTCTACGCCATTCTACAATCGCATTCTTTTTTTCAAGAATCAAAACAAATACTACTCCACTCGACATAAACTTAACCAAATCTTTATAAAAATCCTTATCCTTATGCTCTTTATAAAACTCACTAGCTGCTTTTACCGACATCTTAATTTCTCTAATAAAAACTATATCAAACTTATTCTTCTCAATAGTCTGAATTATCTCTCCCACATTTCGATTCTTTACTGCGTCTGGTTTAATGATTGCTACTGTATGTTTGCTCACTATAACTCCTTTATATTGACTATCTTTTGAATCGCTGAATCCATTCCCGATACATAAGCCTTTAAAATCAAATTAAAATAGAATCCTCCACAATCTATATTGTACTTACTGCATAATTCACGAGCAAAAACTTCTGCTTCTTTCATAATTTGGTCAGCATGGCTTTTGGTTTTCCTTGAAGTTTTCTTCATGCAATTTTACCTCATCCTCTTTATATCACATCTGAACTAAATTGTCAAGGTTAATTTTTAAACTTCTTCATCAAAAAAATACAGCATGTCCCTTACGGCTTTTTCTTCACTTGCAGAAGCTTCGATAATATCGCCACATACAGCCTTGATAATAGAAATGATTCTGTTAAATTCAGCTACTGCATTTTTCTTTCTTAATACCAAAATCATAGACGAACCTGAAGTCATGTAAGATATCAACTCCTCGTAGAAATTCATTGTTTTATATTCCTTGAAGTATCCCTTAGCCCTTTCACGACTAAAAGTTTCGTTTGCTAAGTAACCAATCTCAAAATCACAAGCTTCTATAATTCTAATGATGTGTGGTTCTAACTTACTTCTAATTCCATGAGGTTTGATTAAAGCAATAGTAAAGTCTTTCATTTTAGCTCCTTGGTCTGTCATATTCTGACGCATTTAATGTAGTATGCTTATCAGTTACTGAATTTAACCATGCTGTTTTTACAAACTTTCTATAAGGAATAATTGCAAGTAACATATCGTATCCAGCGTTATATTTCACTCTATAAAGTATCTTTTCTACCATTCCATCTTCTACTTCTATTTCAATAACTTTTGCAGTCGAAGTATCTAAGAAGGCAGGAAGCGTAATCCCCTTATCCACTGCTCTGGAAAGAGCATGATTTGAATAAGTTAATGAGATTACGCCGCTCGGCAATCTATTTGTCGGAAGACCTAATTGATAATGGTATTTTCTAATCATTTTCTTTTTCTCCTCTTATTAACTACATGTATATAATAACATACTAATAAAAGGATGTCAAGAAAAATCTTTATTTATTTTTAATATTTATTTGTGGAAAGTCTTACGTATAATAACACATAGATAGTAATAACTACCACACCTATAAAAGCGAGAATCTTCATTGGTATTCTAATCATTTTAACGCTTCTACCGGATTTTGCCAATACCAATCATCTGAGTCTAAATTGATGGTATTAAATTCCGTGTTAAAAGCATTTAGAAGAGAGCTAAAAGATTTTAGGGTATACTTCTTTCCCTTCTCATTGTAAATGAACTTTCCCGCATCTGATGGCTTAGCTGGACGGTCTTTAAGTGATTCTAGTATCATATCGTACTCTCCTTTTTAATCACAATTAGCGTAACAAAACCAAGTTGCCACATACATCTTGCTAGGCTGCTGAACTACGTTAAAACTACAGAAATCATAACCTGCTGGATGTCTGCCTGATGCCGTCTGTAATTCTCTACATAATAAATTAGTTATTGGGAAATCTGCTACTACTCTGAATTCGGTATGTCCACCCCCTCTAGTGGTTTCATCTTTAAGGATTTCTAATTTTAGTTCCATCGAATCACCTCACCTCTCAATCTTATCATAAAATCGGCTCAAAGTCAAGGACTATTTGAGTTTCATTAGATAAATCTCTGACCCTGCATCGTAAATTGCATACCATCCTAAGTTGTTTTGCTGTTCTCTTTCTGTTGAACCCTTTGAGTATAGATTCTTTTTATGCTGAAAACGTCCCTCTCTGACTCCATCTTTTTCGTAAAAATAATTAGCATCAGTTTTACCTTGATAGTCAAAGCCAGACTTCCTATATACTTCTCCTGAACCAAATCTACAGTCTGCATATGTTAATATAGCGTCTATATTTAGAGTATTTGCCCATTCCTTAACTACTTTAAGTAACTTCTGAAAACCTCCTACTATTGAATGATTTCTCTTTGAAGCAAATCTAGCTATTTCAATACAATTTCCCCATCTCTTATTCCAAGTACCTCTCATAGAAATGACACTAACTAACTCACCTTCGTAGAATAGTCCCCAACTATTAGGTGCCATCGTATCTCCGGCGATATGACTTTGTTCAAAGAATATTTTCCTTTCCCTAGGTTCTATCTTTCTAACCTCACATTTCCTTGCATAAATCTTATTAATAGACATTCCCATCTTACTTCTTATTATAGACTTACATATTTCTTTTTTATCTAGCCATTCATCTTCAAATATTTGTATTAACTTTATCCCATTTCTCTTGGCATTTATGTATTTTTCTTCATGAAGTCTTCTTATTTCAGTTAGATTTTTTTCATAATGAATTGTTCTTTCTGAATGATGGACTAATCCATGATGTTCAATTGCTATACTCTTAGAGGGAATCCACATATCTAATTCCTTTCCGTTCATAAAAGATGGTCTTTTATTTCTCAAAATATCGGTTTCCTCAATCTGTAACTCGTTAACTATAAAGTCATGAATTTCATTTTCGGGTTTAGTCATTGCACATGAACATGACTTGCATTTGTGATTTGCCCCTAATTCTAAATAATTAAGATTAGTATTGTATTCTTTCCCACAAACTGAACCATCTTTCTTTAGGGCACCACATTTTACTGTTATAGGTTGTGATTTACTTACATAACCATCGTTAGTCATAATAGCCACTAGTTCTAAATTTAAACTCTTACAGTATATTTTAGCTTCTTCTTCTGTAGTATTTGTCCTCTCTCCTCGTTTAGAGAATAAAGTATCGGAAATCCTTAGTTTCTGACTATCGGTTTTACTTATACCCTTATTTGGTCCATCATGTGACTCATAGTATCTATGTAGTCCCTTGCTTATTTTTGTTCTCTGTTCTATAGCATGCTGTGTTCCTTTATTTTTTATACCCATAGCTTTTTTAGTTTCTTCTGAGTAGATATCTGTTTTACCTTTATTCCATGCAGTTTTTCCTTTTTTAGAATCAGAAATTTTTTGTCTAGCTTCGGTTGTCATATTCTGAGAAGAAGTATTTCCTACTTTAGAGCATGAACGGCATTTTCTTTTTAGTTGGTTATAATTAGAAATGAATTCAATTTTACCACAAGAACATGCTCTCTGAATTCTTCTGATTCCGTTTGCTGCTTTAGTTGCACAGTCTACACTACAGAATTTTATAAAATTATCTGGAATTTCTTTTTGACAGTATGCACACTTTTTATTCATTTTATTTGCCCCTCTAATATATAGTATATCATATTATGAGGTAGCTGTCAAGTGTTATTTTTATTTATTTTACAAATAAAAAGGGCAGCTATTTCTAGCTGCCCTTAATAGTCTAACTAACTGATTTTATTATGCTAATGTGATGTTCTTTATTACAACGTTCTTTCTAGCTGCTGCTACAAGAGGTGTTCCATAAAGCAATTGCAACCATTTATAACTTGTGTCAGTAACAGCTAGGTCGTACTTAATCATCGAACCCAATTGTTTGAAGCATAGTACGTCAGCGTCGTTCATAAGTAAATAAGCTTTTGCTGCGCCAGGAAGGTAAACGTTAAGGTCCATAATGTGTGCAGAAGCTGATGCTCCAACAACTATTCTCTGAATAAATTCCCAACCTGCTACTGTTCCTACTGGTGCTCTAAATACGTTAAAATAAAGTGGTGTTCCTGTGTAAGAAATTTCGCATCTTACGTCGTCGCCAGCACTAACTGCGATGTCTATCTTAGCTGAAGGAAGAGTTTCGCCGTCTGCATAAACACTTGAAATCTTATAAGAATAAGTTCCAGCGTCAGCACTTACGAATTCACTTGCTGAGTTACCAGGGCTTGTTCCGTTAGCTAATGTAGGAGCTGCTGTTGCGCTGATTGCTACTGCTAAAGGAGCTTTTCTAGGTCTACAGAAAAGAGATGGTTTAAATCTATAGTCTGTTGTACCACTGTGTTCTTTAATTCTGTTACCGGAGCTGATTACTGCACCAGGAACTGTTCTTTGTTTGTTATAAACAGTTTTTGAGAACTTGCTGTGTACGTCTGTACCTAAATACATGTCCATAGCCATACCAAAATTGTTTACGTTCATAAGAGCTGCATCTTCTGCTGCATCTTCATCAAACATAGCTCTAAGGTCCATGATTACGCTGTCTGTTGTTCCAACTGATTCATAACCTGCAAAAGCTGTTGATTTGAAACCAGCAACGATTTCTTTAGCTGCGATTTGAGCAAATATACCATCATACTCTAAAGCATTGATTGTAGAATCTGCATCAAACATAGCTCTTTCATTTTTACCTAAAAGTTCTACTGTTTTGTTTTTAACTTCTCTAGCTACAACCGGACCATGAGCCGCTTGAATAAGAGTTAAGTTGTGTTGTACTTGAGCTTGTGTACCTAAGTATTTAACTTGGTAAACCATTCTGTTGTAAGCTGCTGTTGAAGCTGTAGGTGTTGAACCCATTGTAAAGAAAGGACTTACTTCTTCACCGTAAGAATTCTGCACGTTAAATTCGCCAACTGCTTGTGTAACTTTTTCTTTAACTATGTCTTTCCATAGTTTAAGATGTTCAAGACCGAAAGTTACAAGTTTAAGTGTTCTGTCTAAGTCTTCTACGGATAGAGCTGAACCGCCTGTTAATGCGTTAGCTGCTGTTGTACCGTAATTTTGTGAAATAGAAAGAGCTTTTTGAAGTTCTTCTACTTCTTTGATGCTGTGTGCGCCGAAACCGGTCATAGCTGCATCATTCGCTACGTTTTCAAGAATCTGATTTGACATGATTTGTCTCCTTTAAATTTTTAGGAATGTTACCTTTTTTGATTGTTATTCAATCTTTGTAAATAAAAATGTATTTGTTAGACTATACTTAACTCTTGCGAGTGTAAGCCAAATTAACTATTAAGAGCTTTTTCTAATTTAGCTCTTGAAGCTGAGTTATAGATGTAGCCATTATTCTCTAATTCTATAACTTCATAATCTGTAAGTTCGCCTTTCATGAAAAGCTCTTCTGCTTTATTTAACATTTCAGCTTTAGAGAAACTTTCTTGTTTATTATTTTCAGGTGACATTGACTTCTCAAGAACGCTAACTGATGTTATTGATTTTGGTCTTTGAGGGGTATTTGCCACAGCTTTAACAAGGGCTGCTGATTCTTGTACTGATTTCTGAAGTGCTTCTATCTTAGCTTCATACTTAGCTGCTGTTCTTTCTACTACTGACTTGATTAGTTCTTCTTGAGCTTGAACAACTTCAGCTTTTTTCATTTCTTCAGCTTTAGCTAATTTTTCTGCTCTAAAAGCCATAAGTTCATCCATATCTGCTTTATTAAGAGGAGCAGGAACTATAACTTGTTTAGCTTCAACAGGTTCTTCAACTTTAACTAGAGCTACGATAGCTGCATCATAATTACCTGTATCTGTTTCGATATCTCTTAATTCTTTAGGTCTGTCTTTTTTCTTTTTATCATCTTCGCCTTTAGGAGCTTCAGCTATCGCAGCATCGGCAGTCGTAGGGGCATCACAAACTATCTTTAACTCAGCAGGAACTTCTGCCTTAGCAAAACATTCGTCAATTAAAGAATCTATGCTTTTCATTAATTTCTCTTCCATTGTATTTCTCCTAAATGGTTAGTTTAATATCTACCTGTAATTATATCACAATTCTAAGCTGTTACTTTTCGTCATTTATTTCCGGATACTGGGTATTCATTCTCTCTTTTACACATGCCCATAAAGTAGATTGTTCCACTTCTGGGTATAATTCTTGAAGTTTGTCCATAATAGAAATCATAGAAGCTTTGTAAAGAGCTTTTGATAACTTAGGTAACTTCTTCATGTTCTTCTTTTCTTGTTTATCTTGAATTATAACAGGGTCATTTTCTGGTCTATCATCTTCATCTTCTTTCTTCTTTGATTTAGGGTCAAAAGATTGCATGGATAAAGCATCTCCGCCTGTCATTGCATTTGGTGCAAATGTTGCATAGCTTACTGTTATTCCTAGGGATTTTAGAAGAGCTGATACCTGAGCTACGGTAAATACTGGTTCATCTGTAGCTGCCTCTTGTAATAATGCATTCTCTTCTGTAGCTTCAAATTCAACTTCAGATGCATTGAACCCCTTAATTAAATCAGCATAAGTATCAGTATTTACTGGATTAAAAGTAACAGCACAATTTCTAATTTGACATTTTTTTATTATTTTAGGATTAAAAGCATCTCTTTCTAGTACACTACCTTCCACACTTAGTCCTATTCTCCCTTTGTCATTTTCTCCCAAAGATTGCATGATTTCATATACAGCTTGTGCTCTTTTGTGAGCTTTGAATAATCTTCCTTCTATAACTAATCCTTTATCTGTTTTTGCATATCCGTCTAAAGTTCCAATTCTGTCTTCCAACAATTTTGAATGTTCGTAATTTAGCCAACCTTTTTTTGAATCTACTGGACTTAAGTCTATTCCTTTCTGTAATATTATTTCTCCCTGTCTATCTTTATTTTCAGTACATGCCAATCCCCTTATCTTCCATTCTCCATCTTTACCCTTTGATATTTCCGCTGGAATTATAAAGTTAAAATCATTATTATTTTTCATCAAAATACTCCTCTGATATCTAAATTATATCACTTATTTGGTAATATCATTAGAATCGGCATTTAATACTCTCAGGGTAGTATTATTAGGACGATTTCCGCATAACCAACTATTAAGAGTTGCTCTCTTTAACTTTAAATCAATTGCTGCCTCTGTAATGGATTTCCAAATTTTACCAGTTTTCATATCTAAGACTTTAACAGATTGAATTTTACCTTTTCCCATAATTCTATGTTTTTGTTCATCATTCTTATGTTCTATGTTTAATAGTCTATATGTTGTGGGATTTCTTCTAGTTCCATTAATCCAGTTTTTAAATGTACCATAAGGAATTCCTATTTCTTTTGCGGCTTGTTTGATACCTTTCCATATCTTACCTGTGGACTCATCTATAACTTCCTTATACATAGAGTTAATTAGCTTTTCTTTAGTCTGTTCTGATTTTCTTACACCAGAAGAGCCCTCTCCCCCTATAGTCTGATTTGCTAATTGATGTCCCAATTGTCTATAGTATCTAATATACTCAATTTCTTTCTCAAAAGCTTCTTTTTCATCTAAATTAATAAAAAGATAAATTATTTCATATCCATAGATTTCAGCAATATCCACAACTTTCTTGCTATAAGATTTTATTCGCTTAGCTCTGTCCCTTATTCCTTTTCCTACATAGAAAGGAGTACGATTATCTAATCTTATGTAAATATAAATGTAAAACTCTTTTTTAAGATTCATATGTTTTTATTAAATCTAATTTTCCTCAGAAGGAGGGGTATCCTTAGTTTCAAGCAAGTCTGCTAATGCATCTAATATGCTATATACTTCCTCACTTCCATCATCTTTTAAATTGTGTAATTCCTGTGCTTTACATATTTCAACTAAGGCAGCCATTGCGTCTTTAGTTTGAAAATGGATACGGGTTGGACTACATGCGAATAGTTTAGCTATTTCCCCTTGACTTGTTTCTTTTAAACCTCCATCAGCATCGCTGTGATTTTGAATATATCTCCAAAAACAATAGCAATCTTCAACAGAATTAACCCACCAAGGGCATTTAGGTTCTTCCAACAATCTATTCTTTTTATCTAAAATGGGTTTTCCCTCAGAGCAAGGGGTATTGGGAATTAACTCTAATTTAAGTGGACATTTATTCCAAAAACAAGATTCTTTAGTGCATTTATTGCTGCATTTCACTTTATTCCTCCAATTAACATCTGGTGTGATTGTTTTAATTATGGAGGTTGTGAATTACTCCTGTTCTTATTCTTATTCTACCATACCTTTGGAGAAAAGTCAAGGGAAATATTTGAATTGTTTGATAATTCTTTCATAAATAAGTTATACATCTCTTTTACTATAACTAAATTATCGTAAGTATTTATATTTATTGGTGATTTAGACATAGCTTTGTACATCTCATCCCAAATGAGCTGTTTAAGTCTAAGAGTGTTTAGTTCTACCTTACTCATAATAAAATCATATCATGCGATTATTAATAAATTAGCCGCAGATAATATGTATATATCGTCTGCGGCTATTAATTTTACCTAAAAGACAAGAGGGAGGTAACTCTTTCTTAGGTAATGAGTATTCAATCTAAAATCTTAATCTACTTTTTCAACTTTCTTAACATGTGTACTATCAAAAGTACCTAGATAATGCAAAATTCTATCCATTTCTGATATAGCTGAACCTTTACTACTAGCTTGGAGAATATATACTTTTTCTTCTATTAGCTGACCTGTATACTTAGGGTCTCTTGTCCACACAACAATACGATAATTTCCCACGTGACCTCCAGAATGCGTTATTTACTTATCTTCTAAATACACAAATGATGTATTATTATTACTTTTTCCATTAAGTTTGCAAATTAATGTACTATAATTTATTTTAAAAAAGAGGGCTACTTCTTTGGCACAATCCCATACTCTCCCCGTTTTATTATCAATAACTTTTCTTGCTCTATAGCTATTAGACCCTTTATGACTAGCTGATAGTTTCTTTTTAGTTTCCTCAGAATGTTGTTTTCCACTCCAACTTGGGGGTCTGTCTCCATTTATCTTATGTGAGATGCTCATTTTTAAACGAGTCTTCTCTGAGATTCTTTTTCCATATAAGCGATGCTTCTCTCCCTTATTACTTTCACGAATTTTATTTTTAGTCTCCTCCGTAAGCTTGCTGCCGAGCTTAGACTTACTCATCTTTTCACGAACCTCTTGAGACCTCTTTCTACCTTTATTTGCATTACCTATTTTTTTAAGAGTTTCCGAAGAGTGTTTCTTGCCGAAAAAGTAATTTTTATTTCCTTTATGGGATTCACTAATCTTCTTGCAAGTTTCATTGGACTGCTTAATGCCAAGAACCCCTTTTCCTCCTTTAGATAAATTATATCCCTTTTCCAAATTTGTACTATCAAAAAAGGAAATCCAGTAAATCTCTCTTTCATTTAGCAAATTGATATCATTACAAAATTCTAAAATTTCTTTTATAAAATTTTCTTTACCATACTTTTTAATTGCCTTCTTTAATAATAACCCACTTCCCAGATAACTACAGTCATTTTTAGTATCTAAACCTATGTAAATCTTATTGTTAATTAAACATGTTGTTTTATATATTATCATTATTAATTATATCCCTAAAATATTCTTGCCACATTTAGTTCTGTACGGGCAGAAAAAGCAGAAATCTTCTGCTTTAGGTGGTAATGTTTTAGTTTTAGTGTGCTGCTTTACCTGTTCCATCTTCTCTACTATTTTTATGAATAGGTCATCATCTGCTAATACCGTAAACTCTTTTAAAATTCCACTTCCATCTTGTTTCCAATTTTTTTCATCTTTTGAGAAATATAAAAACTTTATGCCTTCTACTTTTTTTATTCCACTCAAGGCAGGTATGTAACTAAATAAGTTATCCTCTAATGCCTTATTGAATATGTATACGTATACCATTGCCTGTATTCGATGTTCTGGTTTTGGCTCTATTAGCTTTAGCCAATCCTCTCCCTTTATGGATTTATATTCTGCAATCCATAACTTATCCTCGATTTTTAGTACGGCATCTATCTTAAGTGATAAGTTTAGTTCGAAATCTTTTAATGGAAACTCGTGGTCAGGTTTATGGGAATACTTACCTATTGGAGTTCGACCGTCAGGGAGTACGAAATCTACTAAAATGTTAGCCTTTCTAAAGATTTCTGATAAATATTCATGAATATAGTTACCCATGTCACAGATAATCTTATTCTTTCGTGCCATCCCAAAATCTTCTAAAACACAATTGTATGAGTAGAATATCTTTCTTAGACAAGGTGACCCCAAAATAGATGGTTTGAATCGTGCACTTTGCTTATAGGTAACAGGTTTGCTATTTTCATCTATTACTTTAAAGAAAATGTCTATCATTGATTTGCTCATTTGTCATCGCCAAAAGTTGTTTCTATTAACTTGAGCAGTTTTTGTTCATCTTCAAATACTTCAAAATTTTTAATCTTATAGCTTTTAATGAAAACAGAATCTGCATACAAACTGATTTCATTGCCAGTTATAAAAGTATGAACACAGGTTGGCTTCCTTAAAAATGTTATTCCTAAAAAATTAAATGATTTCATCAACTACTCCCATCTCAAGTAATTCTTCTGCGGTAAAGTAGGCATCTATACCTATTCCTTTAGTTAGCCAAAATTTTGAATCTTTATCACTAAATTGAGACATCCATTGTGCCCATTGTTTTTCTTCTTTTTCCAATTCAGCAACAGTTGCCTTCATTTGTGAGTGTCTGCCTTCCATTGCGTAGGAAGCTTCATGCCACATAAATACTGCAAATCTGGAGATTCTGCGTTTATCTCCACATGCTAATATAAGAGTGGCTGCGGACATTACTTCTCCATAACCTTCTGTTATTATTTGGCATTTAGAGCGTTTAAGTCTTCCAACTAATGCTAATGCATCTCCGCATGAACCACCTACCGACTTGATTCTTACGGTGATGGCTTGTTTACTTTCTGATTCCATGAAAGATAATCCTGCATCAACTATATCAAACATTGGATAAGTAATTTCTTCAGATATAGTTATGATTCTATCTCTAAGATTAACTCCATACTGAAACATGTATTCAAGCTGAATCCCTAGAAGTCCTAAACCTCCATCATTTGGATTTGGTACTACGTTGACAGCTTCGACTTTTGCATGTCGAATGGGTCGAACTAGCTTACCACTTGGCTTACGATTGTTGCGTCGGTTCTTCATTTTCTTCCTCCGCTATAGCAATTATATTGTCTTCATCCATTACTTGTACGTCAACTCCTGCCATGCGGACTTCTTCTCTTTTATTACCATAATAAACTTTTTGGTCAATCTTGTATTTAGAGCCTTCTGCTACATATTTTATTAAACCTAAGCTCTGAGATACTTCAACTGGTGCAAAAAATACAGTAGCATCTTTCTTAGACGATTTACCTACTCTTTCAACCGCAATTTTTCCATTTACCATTGTAATTTTCATATCTTATTTCCTTCTTGAAATTCTATCTATAGAGATTTTTGCAGTAAATGTTTTACCATCTTTCTCGAAATCAACTTCTTTTTCCTCAGCTATGCCCATTCCTAACATGCCATTAACTATAGCTACGTCTAGTTGATTGCCTTGTCCACCAAAATCTACAAATTTTAAGTTTTGTTTATTTGGATAAACTTCTTCTTCTTTAGCTTTAACAGCTACACCACATCTAACTACATCGCCAACTTTAATTGTATCTTCAACTTTTACTAATCCCATTCTAAGGTCTTCTATGTCAGCCATGATTGCAGATAGTTCAGGGTCTGTTATTCCCAATTTATCTTTTAATACAGTTTCAATAGTCCTAATTCGGTTTGATAATAAAGTAAGTATTTCGTCTATCTGTTCCTGTTGAACTCCTAAATACTGTTGTACTATTTCTTGAATGATAGGTTCTACTTTTTCTCTCAATACTAACTCTGCACTTTTTTTAACTTCTTGCGGAAGTCCTGCATCTTTCTTCTTTCCCATTTTAATTACTCTCCTATTATTTTTTTATCTAACTTAGGCTTTTTAAGTGATTGAGATGGCATGATTTTAATCTTACCATTTATGCTCTGAAAAGTTCTGTTTGGATGAAATACCGTACCCTGATTTAGCTTAAGTTGTTGTTCTTTGTCTTCTTTCTTTAAATTAGCTTTGTACTCTTCATAAGTCTCATCTTCTCTTCTGGGTCTGTTCATGTTTTATTTCTCCTCTTTTAATCTTATCTTGTCTATATGAACCGTAACCACATAACCTGTTACTGTTGCAACTATAACATTTGGGCAATCAAGTCCGTTTACTGTGCCTTCTACTTCTCCATTTGGAGTAGAAAGGATAACTGTTTTGCCACCTAAGTTTCTATGCTCAAGTGCAAATGCCATTTTATCTTGCTTATTTAGGGGTTTTTCTTGAACTACTTCCGTTGGTAGATTTACTTCTGTGGAAGTTTGGGTACTTATTGTAACGGTTTGTTGTTTAGAAGATTCTTCTTCGTTTTCAATTAAATTTATCATTTTATCAATAAATCTATTCAGTTCTTCCTTTACTTCTGTACATATTGGGGTATTGTACTTCTCTGCCTCTTTATAGATAGCCATTTTTATATCCTTATAATAGGATACTTTATCCATTTTTCTTTTAAGTTTCTCTAATTGGATTTCTAACTTAGAAGCCATTATGTACTTACCTCTTATTCTATTCTATCATAAGAGGGTAAAAAAGTCAAGGATTATTTTTGAAGAAAATTAAGAGAGTTTAGTTTTTATATATTCTGCGAATTTCTCTAAGCCAATAAATGAAGTTTTTCCACCGGAAAGCACCTGCCAGCCCTGCTTTAATTCCAGCGGTTGCGCCTCCCTACAGTTAGGGTGGGTTGCTCCTGTCACAGCCTCGTACTCACTAAATTTTTTACCATAGTTTGTTCCATTGCTTAACAGGGTGCTGAGCCTGTACACTTTAGGAGTTCCATCGCTATCTACATACAATCGTCTACATGCTGGACATAGTTTTCCATCCATAACAGAAATACGATAAACGTAAACATCATTAAAATCTTTATCTTTATTATCTTTAACTATTCTATCTATGCTTCCATTTCCAAGGGCATTGCTCATTTCCGTACTTACTATTCTATCAAAATTCCTTCCAACTTCTCCGCTTGAATCTAATAATTCTGATTTTATCTTTGAAAAAGTTAAGTCTTCCATCTCTTCCTTTTCTTCTGGAGTTCTATTTGGATTACCTATAACTTCAAACTTATGCTTCACTCCTTCATTCAGTATAACATTACTCATATTTGTAATGGTATCTTGTTTTAATTTATCTAGCAATACTTTAAATGTGTTATTTAATTGAGACACCGCATATGCTTCTGTATTAGTTAATAGGATGTTATCCTTTTGTTGCTTTAGCATTTCCTTGATAGTTGTCGGTATTGTTTTATTCTCCACATTATTTATTAAGTTGTGGACATATATGCTTTTTAGGAAGCTTTCTTTGTTAGTGGTATCTATTCCCATTCTTTTTAAGTTATTCAATTCTTCTGGAGTAAATACTGAATTTCCAAGTAAAGATACGGTTAAATAATTATAATGTTTGTCTATAATCTTTTGTATCTTATTTAAAAGTTGAGTTGATATAATCATTTGTTTTCTGCCTTTAGTAGTTTTTCTATTTCTTTAAGGATTAAACTCATGGTATCTTGATGCTTTTTAAGAACTTTTTGATGAACTTCGGACATAGCAGGGTCTTCAAACTTGTCATTTGAATGAAGTATTCCGGAAGCTTGAACACCAAAGGCTTTAGCTAGTTGCTCTTTGGCTTGTTCTTCTGTTTCGTTTTTTTCGAGAATAATTTTTACTTTCATACTAACTCCATTATATCCTACTTTAAGAATATTGTCAAGAGTTAAATTTGTAGAATTCCACTTTTATAGGACTATTCAGCGATTTGCTTATGCTATCTAAATCTTTAGCATCTGGGTTTTCACTTGTAAGTATTGATTTAAAAGCTTCATCAGCTTGATTAGTAGGCGCAGGTGCCATCACATTCGACGGCTGCATACCTGCATTCATTTGTTGCTGTTGCATCATATCTTGCTTATTTTTTTCTGCTTTTGCTTCAGCTTTAGCACTAAATTGAGAATACCATTGAAAGTAAACTGAATCGAGAATCACATCATCCATTCCAGGAATCGGAGGTAAGTTATCTTCTGCTCTGATTTCGTTTACTGTCTTTTTATACTTAACCTCTTCCTTCTGTCTATTTAGAGCTTCCTGTTCAGATTCATCATCTATTCCAACAAATTCTAATTTAAAATCAGGGTCTAGGTTATCTATGATATTCAAGTTGATGTAGTTAGCTATGAATGTTAAAAGAGGTTTTAGCCCTTTATCTTTTGAATGACTTAATTTAGATTCTGTATCGCCACCTGATAGTCCGCCACCAGAAACTCCATTTTCTCTTGCGGAAAAACCTATTTCCGAAGGGTCTATCTGATAAACAGCGCACATGATTTTTATAAGATACAGCATCCATCCATTAAATTCCATTTCAGAGTGATTTTGATTAAGAGGAATCCAATTAATCTTATCAACACCTGCAACTATTGGTGTACTGAAGGAATTACGATTGCCCTTAATCATATGGTACCACTGTTGTCTAATGGTTTCCAGTTTTCTACGATTTATAGGAGCTTGAATATGTAGTATTCCTTTTGCAGAAAATCCCTGTGTGAAGTAAGCTATGTTGTAATATTCTGTATTCAAGTGAGAAGTTACTATACTCATTAACAATTCTAATTCTGATACAGGATATCCATTATTATAGATATCAGTAGTTGCGTTTCTGCAACCCATTTTCATTTCGTCATCGGTGAATGCTCTTTCGATTTTTCCTCTAATTACTTGAACATATTTATACTTTTCAGCTTCTAATTTTTGTTCATCTAAATTCAATACGTCTTTTTCTTCAACTAAAAATTTAAGCTGCTTTTCTGAATAAGCATAATCTAAGTTCTGAGTTGCTGTAGGAAAGTTTTTATATTTCTTTAAATCTACTGTAGCAAACTTAATAGTTAATGCATCTACGGGCATAAAACTATGCATTACATTCATTTTATCTGGAATTATTTCTGTACATAATCTGTCATATGTTAGAGAATCTCTAACAGTTGCTCTTAAATATGAATCAAAGTTCCATTTCTTAGTTTCAAAAGGTCTCTCATTCGTATATCCACAGTTTACTATAAAATCTTCTACAATTTTTCTACTTTTTTTGATTTTTTCTTCTAATTGTTCTTTTGCCTTTCTATCTATTTCAAAGTTGTAAACTTCAACTTCATCATCTGTGTTGCCATCTTTATCTTCTACTCTTGAACTTTGGATGTCTGGATTTGACGTATTTACACTATCTTCATCTGTTTCTGCTTTAACCATTCCAGTAAATAAGTTTCCAGCTTGTGGATTCTGAAGTTGTGATAAAGTGTCTTCTTTTTCTTTCTTTGCATCTTTTACTTTTTTCTTTTTATCGAATTCTACTTTTAGTTTTTCTTTAATTTCTTCAAGTTGAGTTGCTTCGTCTTTAAGTACGATTCTGAATCCTTGTTTATGATTAGATTTAACTAAATTAGCATGATTTGCTACTTGATTTTGACGGGTCTGGATTATAGCTGCTACGATAGTATTCTTAAGTGACATCTGTTTTAAAAATGCATCTTGAAGTCTATGAGGTTTTTCTTTGTATCCTTGGCTTGCTATTTGATAATTAGGTTCATCTACTACAGCTTTACCATAGTACATGTCTTCTTCTTCTTCCTTTACTTCTTTGTTTATTTTGCGGGCTTTTTCCACATTATCAAGGGCTGCTTCTTCTGCCATTGAGCGAGCTTTGTATATCTGAGAATCAAGTATAGCTTCGCCGGCATCTAGTATCTTTTTAAAAATCGACATTCTCAATCTCCTATATAACTGCCATTATAATATCTACATTTGCTGCTGTTCCTGAAGCATTACTAATTGTAAGAGCTGTAAATTCACCTCTGATTGCAAGAGCTGGACATTTTTCCGTAGCTACTCTAGGGTCTAACTTTATTATAGTAGCTCCACTATTAAGTTTTATAGTTATAGATTGGTCTGTGAAAATCAGTAAATAGTCTGTAGTTGCAGCAGGTAGGGTTATTGCTTGGTTTGTTGCTCCATTTGCTATTACCGTATTTTGTCTAAAAACCTGAGTAACATCAGTCTCTTCTACATATTTTGAAATTTTATCTGCATCTGATGGATAATTTGTTAATGTTCCCTGATAACTTTGCCATTCAATTGTTAATTTAGTTTTAATTGACATTTTATTTTTCTCCAAATAAGAAAGTATCTAATACTACCATTAATTATACCACAGTACCACTATCGTCATCATCTGAACCCTCGAATTCTGCTTCCTCTAGCTCTTCTACCCTTACTAATAGTCCTGTTTTAGGGTCTTTTGCATAATCTGCACTGTTGTCTAGTACGGAATATCCCAATTCTTCATCTAAAAGCTCTGGAGGAGGTGCAGAAAAGCACTTTCCAGCTATATCTCTTTGAATTCCATAGGTTTTTTCTAAACTTACGGCTTCTACATCAGATTCAATTAGTCCTTCGCTTTGGGTTAATATGTATACTCCCATTGCCAAACTTGCACAGTTGTGTACAACGTATCCATTTGCCACATAACTATTATCTTCTTCAACAGATAAATTATATACGAAGCCATTGTACTGAAAATCCTCGTTTTTATTTATCTTGGAAGCAACATATTTTCCATCAAAAGTGTTTTTACTATTTAAAGATACTTCGGATACATCTTGGGGTCTGTAAAGAGTAATCCAGTATTGGTCTTTAGTCTTTTTTTCATATCTGTGTCTAGTGCATTGACTTATGTTAGTATGGTATCCCTCTCTAATAGCTAACTCTCTCATGCTAAGAGCTAACTCTTTTGATGTAGTTGCTCCTACTCTATAATTTCTTGTTCTGCAAGAATCTGCCTTAAGCCATCCGTACAATACATACTTATTCCTAAAAGAATAGTCTTCAAAAAAAGATGGAAGCACCTTTTCTGACTCAAACGAGTAACACTTGCTAAATAGATTCCATATAACTTTTGAATGAAAATTTAATATTAAACAATTACGGTGTACCTGAATCTGACTATTTATGCCAATTTTAAGTAAAAACTTCTGTAATATTCTGCAAAGTCTACCATCTTTTTTAGCATTAAAAGCTAAATTACATCTATAATGAGACTTTTCTCCATCTTTTGCTGCCCAACCATCTCCCAAAAAATATCCCAATATAAAGGACATCATTTTATCTATTTTAATAGAGTTTACTTTAGTTAGATTATTTGCTCCTATTTCGAATTCATTATATTTTAATCTAGTATTTTCCACGTATCTGGGAGTTACTGTTTTATAACTCTTTTTCCAGTTCTGTAAATCTACCCACTTGTACTGAATATACTCCTTCTTATCTCCTGTGCCATAAAAGGGAATGTTAGCTAACACTGGATGATTATCTGTTATCATTACATCTAAGTTTCCAAAACTACGAATCTTTTTTAGATATCCATTAAAAGGAACTTCGCTTACATCTAATACTGGTTTGAATCTTCCATTATGTGTTAAAACTAAATCTCCACGTTTAATGTCTGTTATCCTTTTATGACCGTTAATTGTTCTAATTAATGTTGCTGGATGAAAACAGTAATCGTCGTGCCCACCTGCTGGATGCCCTATTCTAATCTTACCTGTTGAACTTACTTCTACCTGAAGTTCCTTTATTTCCTTAATGGTAGGAACGTGGTCTAGTAAGTCTATTAATTGTGAATCAGTTAAGTATTTGAGATTCTTATATATTTTCTGCTTAAACATGTTATTCCATGTTATTTCTGTTAAAACTAAATTAAACTGAGCAAATATTTCCCTTAATGGATTGTATGAAAATTGGTCTGCAAATATCTGGTCGAAGTCATATTGCTTATTGAGTTCTCTTATTACTTTAGCTACTTCAAAAGCCTTTACCGGAGCTTTAGGAGTTCCATGAAATCCTACTGTTGCAAATTGCTTTATTCTATTTCCTAATTTACCCACAATATTAACAGTAAAGCGGTCTCCTTTGAATGCTGAGTCTATGGAGCATATGTATCTAACTCCTTGAAGTTTAGAAGCAGGAGGTACTACTGAGGTTCCTAGCATGATTGCTTGGTCTATAGATGCAATGTTAAAGAAATTGCTTATAGATTGAAGGAAATTAGCTCTATACTCCCTGTCAAAGTTAGTTGGGTCTTCTTTGTGCTCATCTTTGTATTCCTCTGGGTCATATCTATCATTAAAAACCCATGAAGGAGACTTTAATATTAAGTATTTTGTAGAAAACTCATCTCTTTTTTCATATTTTTCATAAAAATAACCACTTTTAGCATTTGGGGTTGATATTTCAATCCATAATCCTTGTTTACCGAATTGTAACATAGATGGCTTTAAAGCTCTAACTATAGATTTTGCTGTTTCTTTGGAATCCATTTCGGCTCCCCAGAATGCAATTTCGTCATTGATTATACATGGACATGCTGAACCTCGAGAAGATTTAGAAGATGCAGCATTGGTTCTTATTCTTACAAATGAGTAAGAAATTCTACCTTTTTCATCTCTAAATGGCACTTTTAAGTTTATTACATTAAATGTGTTTTTAGCATGTTTGTTTACTAATCTACATAGAGCAGGAGAATCTTCTATTATTGCTCTAATCTCGGATACTGTTTCATCTGAAAATTCTTTAGATTGACTTAATACTAAGATAGTTGCTACTTTTTTACGACCTAATTGAGCTTTCCAATTTTCCTTTAAAGCAGCATATACAGCGAGAATGGAAGCTATTTGGGTATTGTGTGTAACTAATCCATTTGCTAATAAATATAAGTGAGTATCATTATTAAGTGTTAAATCGTAACAATGTTCTTTTCTAGGATTTTTCATTTTAACGCCAGCATATTTAACATTAGAATTATGAGGGTCAATCGCATCGAATTCTGGTCTGTATTTTTTTCTATCACATACTAAGTAGGCGGTTAGTTCTTTTAATATTCTGATTGCATCATTATTGTTATATCTCAATCTGTACACTGGTCCATTTTTGTATTTAGCTCTATTGTCCACATATATCTTTAAACTTACTGAAAATAGGTCTAAAAACAATGCTTGGGCTGCTTCTACAACTATTTTTGCTTGCATATCTAATCCAATTGACATTCTATTGTGCTTTTTATTAAATCTAACTCCGCCATCTGTGTCAATTAATCCTGCTAAAAATTCTAATTGGGAAGTTCTGTTCCATGTTCTTATTTCTTCTAAATCACAGATTTTATCATAAGAATGTCTTCCATCTAACCATTCTCTGTAAAATGGAACGCTGTCTTTATCTACTCGTTTTAATCTCCAACTATAATTATTCTTATTCTCGGAACTATGTTCAACTCTTAACAATCTAGCTACTTTGTCTACTACTGATACATCAGCAGAAGAAATCTCAACGACTCCTTCTCTTAGTGGGCAACATCCGTCTCCTAACAATGCACCTAAAGCATATGCTTCGGTAATTTCTTTAGTACCTCCAGAAATTTCAGTATATTCTCTTGCTATTCCATCTAATTTATTAGTGAATTTTTTAATCTCTTTTACTCTTCTTTTTCCACTTCTCCAGTCATGTGCTAACCATCTATGCTCTTTAGTACATGTTGCCATTACTTCTCTATTTCTAACTAAATCCACTACATCCTTTATTCCTTGGTCATGCGTTCCTATTACTTCAGTTAAAGATACTGTTCCATCTGCATTATATCCATAAACTAAATCTCCAACTTTTATATCTTCAATTTTCTTACTTCCTGTAGGTGTTTTTACTAGTGTTCCCTCAGCTAAACATTTGCCACCTCTTCTTCCTACGATAAGTGATATATCTCTAATGGTTAAAATGCTTTTAAAATCATATTCTTTTTCTGTATAATACTCATACAATTCCACTTCAGTCATCTGAGTAGTTATTAATTGAAATTCTTCCTTTCCCAAATCCTCTTGAAATACTGAAAATTTAGTTTCGGAATCTAATTCCTGACCCATTACTAATTTAATAAGAACTCTCTGTCCTGTAGTAAGTTTCATATTAATGAAACCCTTAGCTTCAACGAAGTTCTTGATGGGGTCTCTCATTATCTGCTTATGCAATTCACAGAAAAGAACATCAAACTGCTCTTCTGTCAATTTCTCTATTTTATCAAAATCTTGCATTATTCGTGTTCATCCTTTTCTTCAAATAGTTCTGAGTATTCTGAAATATCTATTATATCTGGAACCTCTAACTCCTTTACCGGTTGACCTGCTGCCATTATCTCATTTAGTTTATCTAATATCTTATACAGCCCTTCTCCCACATTAAAGGATTCTCTTAGATTTCTAATTTCATTAGCCACATTGGGGATTTTGATTGGTATTACCATCCCATCCGTATCTTTCATTTCTACGCCAGAATCTGGATAAACTTTATTTAAGTGACCATATCTCTCATAATAAGCTGAGTAGCCTTCCATTAGTTTTTCTAATTGAATTAATTTAAGCTTTTTAAATCCATTTTCTAAACTCAATAATTTTTCAGCTTGCTGAATCTGAGAATTTTGAATCTTGGCAACCCCACTCCTGATATATGCCTTTCTCAAGTCCACCCAATTATTTTCTTTAGAAAGTTCCTCTACCGTATTATATGTCATCTTATATCTTTTAGCAAGGTCAGCTATAGTAATATCTTCTGTAATAAATACTGATTGTAATTCTTCAACAGTTGGACCTTGTGCTTTTTTATAATCTTTAATTTTTTTAATATCATAAGCCATAATACTACTCCTTGTCCATAACATTAAAAATACTTTCGATTTTAGGTTCTTTAGCTTTTTTCTTAGCATATTCAAGTTCTGCTTTCCACCTATCTTCTTTCATTATGATTTTAACTGAGTAGTTAGGTAGTTGTTCCTGAATTCCATTTATTATCTTAATTGCTAAGTTTCTTTGTATTCTTTTAAATTTACCTAGAAAGTTAGTTTTTATGTAAACCGAAATCACTTTATCAGGTGAATCTATTATGAGTTCTACATAACGAATAATCCAAGAAACTTGATATATATTGACATAAAGATGATTAACCAAGGGAGTCTCTTGAACTGCCTCGTTCTCGTAAAGAAACTTCATGCTCTGGTTTATGTTAATAGCCCTTTCGTCCAGTTGGGTTTGCTTGCTTGTCATTTATCTCCCTCATTGCTTGTTCATAACGGTAAATCTTGCTCCATACTTTAAAAAACGGGTCATCGTGAATGTCCATTCCTTGTGCAATCAATTCATCTAGCTGAGGTTTTAATACTTTAATTTCCGCTTCCATTTCTTGAACTGTCTCGGTAACTGCCACGTTAATCTCCTTTTTACGGTTCTATAAACCTTGTATACGAAATTAACCTCCATACTTTGGATTATATCATGTTTTGATTAGAAAGGCAAGGACTATTTTATTCTTCTACAAATTTTAAATAAGCCGATGCCATTGCTATGGAATCTACAACGTCATTATCTGTAGCATTATTCTCCACATCAAAGGGAGTATTGTAGGTTTTATTAACATAATACTGAGCCAAATGCTTGGGAGTTATGATTATTAGCTTTCTACTTCCTCTTTGAAGTTTTTTATTCATAAGCTTATTCTCTTTATTATGAATCTTATTTTCTTCAGAAAGTTTTAGACCTAAAAGATATCTCCATCCATTGTAACCCGTTACGTTCATGAAGACTACCCTTTTTATATCTTTAATGATTGTATATAAAACAATCCAATGTAAACCATCCAGTGTTTTTTGTCCTAAATAATTTTTTGAACCACTAATCTCCTCTATTAGTATAGTTTTGGGATTAATTCTTTCCACTAATTTTTTAATTTCATTAGCTATGGATATCATTTTAATTAACTGAATTTCTGGATAACCTAACTTTCTTTGATATTTATCTAATTTTGGTAAAATCGCCCCATACTCTATTAATTCCTTAGTATCCATATTAAAGACAGACCATCCTGTACATGCTGTACTAAGGTCAAGACTTAAAATAAAATTATCCATGAGTTTTTACCACCAATCTACATAATTCAACAAATTCTTCTATATTAGAAATATGTTTCATTAAATTTACCTGCTTACTACAGATTCTAATATTATCTTTTGAGTATCCTTTATTTGAATCTAATCTATCTATAGAGGCATCCCATCTTCCGCCATCATGAGTTAATTCTTTATTTGTGTAAAAGCACTTTCCTTTCTGACTATTATACTGATTGACCACATCTTCGAAAGATAAACTAAATTCTATTTTCCTATTAGCTGAACTCTGTTCTGCTACTTTAAATCTATCGTAAAGAGACCTCATCTCTTTACTAAGTCCCTCTACCCATCTTCGATAAAGTAATTTACTCTTTTGCTCTTCAGTTAAGCACTTAGCTAATTTTTGTTCTTTTCTCTTTTCTAAAATCTGAGGTAAATTCTGTCTTCTCCTCTCTTTTTGATTTATTCTTATCTCTTCTAAATTCTTTTTATAATATTCCTTTTTATAATCACAAATATATTCTTTATGCTTTAGGTAATACTTCTTTTTATTTAAACTAATCTTCTCTTTATTTTCTATTCTATGTTTTTTTCTACAATCAAAACAGTATCTTACCCATCCAGATAAGGTATTGGCATCCCTTCCCTTTCTTTTAGTAAAATACTTATGGGCATCTTCTACTGAACAACTAAAGTTACATGATTTACATTTAATACTAATTTTAGAATCCATAATCTTTATTATATCATAATTTTTAAAAAGTTATTTCCGAATTTCACTATTACTTTATTAAATATCTGATATCTTCTTTCTCCTTTCGCCTTTTTCATCGAGACAGTTCATCTGTATTATAGCCTCGTCCGTTCCTGATTCTTTATTGATGGCAATTAGGTCATCTATGCTAGTTTCTCTTGAATGATTCCTAGCTCTTTCCTTTAGCATCTGTTCCATATCTTTATGCTTAGACTTTCCAGTTGCCTCGTCTGCACAAACCATCATCTTTCCAGAAGGTGCCATTATCATCTCTTCCCACTCTTCTTTAGGAGTAGGCTGTCCCTTCATTGTACGCAAAACTTCATTTGTTTTTAAGTTTCTGTAATACTTTAGTGCCATTGGCTTTGCTCCTATACTTTTTTAAATACTTTATGTATCGGTAAACTAATTCATGAATGTAATAAGCTATCATCGCAGTTCCATTAAATACAATAGTAAATTTTGTAGCTTGGGATGACGATGCTCCCATGGCAGCACTTACTGCAAAGCCAAGAACCACAGAAATGATTCTCCATGTCAGAGTCTTATAAATCGTTTTTGTTTTGAATAAATACTCAGATGTAGTCGGTCTCTTCATATCTCCCTACTTATCCCCCCTTTTAACTCTACAGTAAAGGTCTTATTCACTATGGTTTTAGCGACGCTGTTGTGCTCAATTATTATAGTTGGCTTATTAAGCGTTTTAAATATCTCTATGCACTTAATCATACTGCTTTCAGATAAATTTTGGAAAGGTTCATCAAAAATTGCTAAGTTAATGTTTGACTTTCTGACACTTACCATCTCAGCTAAAGCCAAATCTCCTGCCAAAGCTAATCTAGCACCCTGTCCACCAGATAATGTACCTAAACTACATTCCTCTCCATTCAAATTAATACGAGTTGTGATTTTCATATCATCATTATTAAAATTTACTTTAATTGGCATTTCAAATAATAGAGACGAATACTTGTTAAGCTTTCTTGATAATTCTCCTAGGGAACTATTAAAAACGTACGACTTAACTTCTTTAAATCCTGTCTTAAGCATATCTAATCTGTCTATATAAGCTGATTTTTCTGCTAATAATGCTTGAGTAACTAGCAGATTCTCATTACAAGTTTCTAATTTTAGTTCATATTTAGCTTTTTCATCAACTAAATCATCAACTTTGAAATCTCCTGCTACTAGTAGTGTTCTACTTTCCTTAGCTAAATCTTCTTTTTGTCTTTCTATCTGCTTACTTAAATTCTCTGCTTCTTTTTGAGCAATCTTAGCTAAATTTAAGTCTTGATTTTCTTGTTTAATCTCAGCATTGATTACTCTTATCTGTATATCTAATTGAGTTGTCTCATTTTTAAGCTGAGTTTCATCATAGTCTACTTCCGCTTTTATCTGAGCATCCAAAGAGTCTAACTCAATTGCAAGCTCTTCTATGCTCTTACTGATACTTTCCATTTCTGAAACAGCATGTGACGTGTCTGCGTTCTCTAAAGTCGTGCCACATGTTGGACAAATCTTGGTCGGATTTTGGACGAATGCTTCTAGTTTAGCTAGTTCTTTTGCAAGAGACTCAAGTCTCCTATACTGACTATTATAAGAATTTTGTAGCTTTATTTTGAATCTCTTTTTTTCTTCTATGCTCCCAAGGGAAATCATAGTTTCTTGTCTTACTTTCTCTACTTTAGCTTTTTCTGCTTCAAGTTCGTTTATTTTTGAATTTATAGCTTCTTCATTTACTTCGATTTTGCTGAGGTCAGCAAACTTGATTTTGTCTTTACACAGCCTCATTTCCATGTCATCTATTCTAGTTTGTACTTCTTTTACCTTTCTCGCAGCTTGTTCTTCTCTTTCTACCATTCTTTTGTCTACTATCCCCAATAATTCCCCAATATGAGATTGTTCACTGATTATACCATTAAGTGTTACTTTTAATGAATCATGACTTGACTTCTCGACTTTAAGCATATCATGTGCTTTCTTATAGGCTTTATCAAATACCTGAAGATTTAAGATTTCTGATAAAATCTTGGCTTTTTCTTCTGGAGTTGATGATATGAACTTGTCATGCTGATTTTGAGGAAAATAACAAGACATGCAAAACGTCTTAAATGACATTCCAAGTACATTATCAATCATTTCTTGAGTTTCTTTTGCATCTTTACCTGTTATAATCTCATCATTAAGAGTTAATAGATATACCTTATTTGGAGTTCTGGAGCGTACTATGCTCTTATAAACTGGATGGTCTATGGTAACTTCTCCATAACATCCTTTCTGCCCTCTTCGAACAACCTCATCTACTTTAATGTCTTTAGGTATCTCACCAAAAAGAATCCAACAAAGAGCATTAACTGTAGCTGATTTTCCAGAGCCTTCATTACAGTCATCGTCGGCATTGTAACCTTGAATCAAAGTGATATTATGGTCTAGGTCAAATTTTAAGCTATCCCATGATTGGAAGTTTTTTGCTGATATACTTTTAATCATTTGCAGCTCCTTAGAATCTCTGCTCCAATTTTTACAGTTTCATCATCTACACCTTTGATGTTTCTAGCCCAATCCTCAAATTGCGATACACAATCTACAGTTTCGTCAATTGATACACTTGTCTCAAACTCATCTGTAGGTCTTTCTATAAAACGCACATTAAGATACTCTTTCTTTGGAAATGAGTTAATCTGCTCTTGAGTTCCATTTAAAATAAATCGGTAAATATCCCCCTCAACTAAGTTAATTTCTTGAGGAGAGCTACAATCCACATTTAATGATTTATGCTGTGGAAAATTAGATTTTATGAGTTCTAATGATTGAGTTTCAGTCTCGTAACATGCTATAAATTTATCTTGGTCTGTTTCTCCAAAGGATTTACTAAAAGGAGTACCTAGAAAAGTTAATTTATCTTCATGTTGGTATTTATGAAAGTGTCCTGCTATAACTCGTTTAAAGCTACTCAGTTGTTCTTTAACTACCCCCTCTTCGGCTTTATAACCATTCCCATAGTCATAACCGACGATTCCTTGATGTATCATTAAAGTATCGACGCTATTACTAGCTAAAACCGACTTAAGTGCTACCAAATCGTGGATATATGGTACGAAAAAGACGTTATCTATTACTTGTGGTTCATCTATTATAGTCACATTCTTTAATTCTTTAAGAGTTTCAAGACTGTGTTCTTTAGAGTCCAGCGATATTAAATCATGATTTCCTACTAGAACTATGAAGTTTAATTTAGATTCCTTAAATCGTTTATAATACAGATTCAAGCACTCTGCTCTTACTATTGCCTTATTATCTAGCAAATCTCCTAGTAATATCGTAGGATTTCCTATCTGTTCTATGATATCAAATAGATGATTTACTTTGTCGGTATCTTTAAGAGTAGCGTGTATGTCTCCTATTATGGTATAAACCATTAATTCTCTCCTACAACTTTACCTCTGATTAATTGAAAGGTAACTCGTTTAAGTTCGTTTGCGAAGATGCGATTAATCTCGCTGCGAAGAATTCTTAATTCATCATGTGGTGCTATATAATCATAAGATAGTTCCATATAAAAAGGTTGCATATTCTCAATTTTAATAAGATAAGGGGTCTTTGGAAATGTGCTATCTCTAAATAACGGAATGAAAAGAATTCTAACCATCTTCATTGAAATTACTCCTTATCTTTTGAGTCTAATACTTTAAATCCTTCTGCTGTAATTGAATATTGAACTTCTGGGGATAATAATATTTGCTTTCCATTTTCATCTACAATAGATTTAGCATAATGATTTTTGAATACTTTCCATGATACTTTTGCACCAAGTCTAACTTTCTTTCCTTGTCTTACTGCCTCAACCCAACCTATTCTGGAAGCTTGGATACTAATCATAGTAAAGAAATTAAGAGCCTGACCTCCAGCATTTGTCTTTCCATGACTTCCTATATTATCATAAGTATAGTTTACAACTAAGATAGCAACGGGGTCTGTTTGCATACGAGCTATCATTGTGTTGAGTCCTTGTCTATTGGTCTTAGCAGCTCCACCTGGTTTTTGTGAATCTGTAGTCATATCAGATTCTGAATCTCTTTGTGATACCGTATTACCAAATGAATCAAATATTACTAAAAGTTTTTCCTTTGGATAATCTACAAAGAATTGATTCCATGCTTTAAATACACCATCATATACCTCTTCTGTTATTCCTGTAGATACAATCATAACGCCTTCTGGGTCTATTCCAGCATTAGTTAGGTCTTGTACTGTGGTCTTATTTTCAGTCTCAGCGTATATTATCCCAATACCTTGTTCTTGAGCTGCTAACATTGCTTTAAGTGCTAAAGAAGTCTTGCCTGTATCCGATGTACCAGCAATTTGTACTATCTTACCAAATTGAAGTCCAATAACCCCGAAGTTATCCTTCCATTTTAATTCTTCTGGAAGAACCACATAATCTTTTGGGTCTTGACTTATTTCAGTAAGAGCTTCTCCTACTCCAAATTGTTTGGAACGTCTTTCGTCCTTTCCCATTGATTTCTGAACTTTTTCAATTGTTGATTTGAAGTTAAATTTACTCATTATCCTTAGTCTCCTTTATAAAAACCTTAATGGCGGTATGCTTTAATTGATTTGGTTGTCTAATTACAGTGAAGGAATATCCTGATTTCTCAAAAATTGCTTTCAAGTCCTCTAGTACAAACTCACCATCTTCTACATCAATTATAATTTCAATTGGGATACTTAACATTAATTTGACTCCCGACTCATTTGTCTATAGTGAACATGCGCATCCTGAAAAATTTTCATGTTGCCCTTAATCCACTCTCTTAGTGCTTCTAGTTCCTCACATGCTTCTCTATTGTCTGTAAAGGATTTGTGCCCATTTACCATCGTTTTCTTCTCAGTGACTGTCATCTTAATCTTATTGCCTTCTTTATCTATAAGGGGAACATCGTTGAGAGTATCACAGTATGCTGCATCTTTTATGGTTTTAAGTTTAACTAACTCCATATCTATTTCGTAGAGATAATCCCCTAAGATGGCATTTATGATGAGGAATTTTGATGCTCTCTCATTACTCTCAGCGAAGCCTTGTCGTCCTATTTCTATGAGTTTGATGTGTTGGTCGATTTTTACTTTGATTTCTTCATAAGTCATAAGTTCTTTACCTCGTATAATATCATATCATATTTACGAGGTAAAGTCAAGTGTTTTTATTAGAATCCTACTCCAAGTCCTATAAAGTATCTTTTTCCTGTTGTAGAATAAGAAACTCCAGCATCTATATAAGTGTTCGAGAGTGCGTTAGGAAACGGTCTATACATAATTGGAACTAAAGTTAAAGCTAATTTATTAGTTTTTGAGTATTCTATACCTACTTCTGCGAATCTCCATGACATGTCTCTTTTTGACTGCCCTATTCCCATTAAACTCATACCCACGTACGGCAATACATCGTCTATATAGAAGTGAACTCCCCCACCTAACTTTGGAGCAAATAGATAGAATCTTGAAGTAGGCACTTTAACCTCTTCTGTAGGGTCTACAACAGCCGTTCCACCTGTAATAGGTAAAGAGTAAGGCTTATCTAACCACTCGCCATATTTCGTGTTTTTAGGCGTTTCTCTTAATACAAATTCTGCTTTAGATGCGATATTATATTTACCTGTATCATTATCTTTCGTTACTACGGTCTTAACTTCCACATCATAATTATAAAGCTTGGATTGAACTTGTCCGTCTTTACTCATCAATACATAACCTACAGGAGGTCCGTCTGTAAAGCGAACTTCATTTAAAGTATATCCACCATTAAAGTATATGTCGGATTCTTTCTCAGTTCTTTCTTTTTCTTGAACTGAAAATGTTGAATTAGATAATATTAAGATTTGTCCCTTAAGTGCATCCATTTCTTGCTGCCATTGTTCTTTAAGCTGTTCAGTTAGAGCTACTTGGTCTTTATATTGAATCTCAAGTTTAGCTGAATACTTATTAAGCTGTTCGTACTTGTGTTTTTGACCAATAAGTTCTTCATGAAGTTTCTGATTTTCATAAAAAAGATTATAAATCTTCTGTGCTCCAAAAAGTGCTGCAAGGACTATTAATCCTATTACACAATACTTTATTACTTTTCCAATCATTGGTTTTCTCCTCCGTCTCTAGGCGGTTTATTTGCTGGACTGTTGTATAAGCTATCTATTGCATAATTACCTAATTGTAAAACCCCACCTGCTCCTATTGCAGTAATTCCAGTCCAAATGGAATTTAAGTCAAAGTTATATCCGCAGAATCCATTTAAGAGATACCCTAGTATGTACAGCACAAACATCAGACTCATCATGGACATAATTACTTTAATCCACGTTTTATTGGTAAATAGATTTAAAGCTAGTTTAAATTTTCTCATTCTACATCCCCATTTTCCCTAATTTTTTTGTCCTCATAAGGACTTATCACTTTTCTCGTTAGTTCTAATTTACAACATTCTAGCATTCCTACCATTGCATTTAGATTTTCATAACAAAGACCTTTTTCTTTTATATAGGCATGAATCATTACGGTGAATAAATAATTCATATCTCCAGCACATACTGAGCCTTTAGACTCAATAGCTTTTTTAAACTTAAGAATAACATCGTTAAAAACTTTTCTATCTTCTTTTTTGATGTAAGGCATTACATTATCTCCTTTAGTCTTTTTTGTACTTCCGCTTCAAATTCTGCGAGAGTACCACCATTCTCTATCTTATCACATTTACTTGCAGTTGTCAACACTTTTTTTTCGGAACTATGCATATCAGACATCGCCAATGCTTCCGCTCTTGTATTTTTAATGTAGAATGCCTTTAAATTGTATCTATCATTATGAAAGAAATTAAATTCGGAAGGAAATCTCATATCTGGTATAGTATACGTTTCATTACTTATCATTTTTCTAGCTATAACTTTACAATGAATATCCACATCTATTCCTTTTAAAACTTCGGTTCCTATATATTGTAAAATCTGACGTAAGCTATAGAAAATATAACCACAGTGATGACGTAAATGTTTGTCAAAGTCATACACTATGCCTAATGCCTCAAATTCTTCTCTATAACCTTCCATGATACTCAATAAATCCTCTCTTGTTAAATTTATAGGTGGGTCTAACTCTTTTTCTTTTAATAGTCCATCCTCAGCATCACTTCGTTTGAAACCAAAGGTAGCACAACAAACATCCTTTAGGAGACCAGCTAACATCAATTCCTTAATTTCTGGATATAAATTTTGTAATACTTTAACGGCGGTAGACTTGCCGGCTTGTTTGACAGCACAAAAGGCAATAATTTTTGGTTTCATCTATTCTCCTTTTTTATCTAATTTAAGATAATTATATATTTTTATTATTTGATTCTTGAATTCATCTATTCCATCTTTTAATTTCATGTAATTACAATGTGGACAACATGGTACTACATTCTCTAGTGTATACCCTATTTTGAAATCTAACCTATCCAATCCATTAACTTCTATGTAAATCTCTCCGTACTTCCATTTTCTTGAGTTTTCTCCACAATAGTGACATGGTTGTTTTATTATATTTAAAAAGTCAATTTTGCTGATATTGAATTCTTTATTCTTTCTACTAGCATTAGACTTATAAGTAAAATAATATCTATCATACGCTTTTTCTTCTCTAGTTATGTTTTTATTATAATTTGAATATTTCTTATTTATACATCCACATGACCTAATCCCTTTTTTTAAATTGCCAGAGGTAGCAATATGTGTGTTTCCGCAATCACATCTGCATGTCCATTTCTCCCTGCAATTTGGTTCTACTAAATCTTCTACAACTAACCTTCCAAAACGTCTTCCTCTCAAATCTTCACTATAGTTATTTAAATGACATATCTTACACCATTGACCCTTTAAAATCTTTATAAATCGATTTTCCCAAACATGTCCCTCTTTACATTGCCAAATCATAGGCGAATCGCAGTCAACATATTTATCGGAAAGACATTTCCCTCCTCTCTCTTCTGCTATCCTATGGCATTCTTCTAATGTATGCCACTTACCCATCTATTTAGACTCCTTTAAAGAATCACATATTACAGGTTCTGCAATCATTGGAATATCTAGCATCTGTGCATATTTATTCTTTTCCATTCCCTGTTGTAAACATTTAGCTGCAAGTTCAGCTTGGTCTTCTCTAACTAACATTGTTATCTCATCATGTATTTGCATGCTAATGAATCCCTCGACGTTATTTTCTCTTAAGAGAGTTTCCACTTCTATCATACTTCTGTTTGCAATATGAGCTGCCAGCGACTGAATTGGTGTGTTTTTTGAACCATTATATTCCACTTTGCAGAGGTTTTTTATGAAAGACCAGTATCCATGTTCAGCAATCTTAGCATAATCTATTTTGAATTTTCTTGAAATTTCTTTTAAATCTTCTTCTCTCAACTCAATTGAAGTTCCTTGTATCTTAACCGTTGCTTCCTCTAATCGAGATGCTGCTGTACTCAGAAATTTTTCAAATAAATCCTTTCTCATTTTGATAGATTCTTTTGTATCTTTAATTATACTTCTACCTAAAATTTTCTTACTTACATAAGGAGCAAATTCAAAGTGTCTTCTTCTACCTATCAAAGACTCGACATATCCTTGTTCTATACATTCGGATTCTCTTTCTTTCATGTATCTATGCAATTGTGGATATGCTTTTAAGTACAAATCTATTACTAATTTTCCTTCTTCATACATTGGCTTTCCGTCTTCTTCTACGAGATTGAGCATGTGGCAGACCTGGGCTTCTTTCGCCCCGTAAGGGATACCGAGAACTAGAGGTTTTATCTTAGTTCTTTCTGGGTTATTTATCTTTTTAAGATAGTTATCGTCTTTTGGATTTGCTGAGTATTTATGTTTATTATCGAACATGTCACAAAAAACCTGTGAATATAGGTCTAGTCCTTTTAAAAATACTTCTTTAAGTTTTTTATCTCCAGAACAGAATGCGAAGCAATTATGTACTCTCATTCCATTGCATATAAACTCTTCATTTCCTTCTACAGTAATGTCAATAAGTTCTTCCTCTTGTCCATATAATATGCGAATAACTTCCGCCGATTGTCTATGAGTTTTAATAACTTTTCTTTTCTCTTTAACTTTCTTTCTTTCTACTATTTGAAATTTTTGAAAATCTAAATCTATTAATTTATTAACCGAAATAGAAGTTAATCTTATAATATATCCCTCATGGGTCTTATTTACACTCTTCTTATCTGCACAACACAGTATTCCATCCAGACCTATACTATCTAAGAGATTGATGATGTCTGTAGCTAACAAGATAGATTTAGTAGAAAAACATAGCTCACCACCTTTTTTATAAGTACCGTCTGTATCAATTAGTCCTGCTATGAAGTTAAGTTTTCTCTCTAACGAACTATTAAATATAAATGTTGGAACTCTTAGCGTCTTTTTAACTTCGTCTATTACGTTAAATGTGTGTTTAAATATATCCACTAACCATGCATCGTGAAAATTAAGAGCTTTCATGCCTTGTGTTCTTTTATCAGTGTATATTCCCCCTTTATATCCATATCTCATCATAATCTCATTGAATCTGGTAATAACTCCATCTTCTTCTAAACCACATACTCCTATATAATTCGCTCTTCCCGTTCTTGCCCATATTCCATCTCCTACAAAAGCTCCCAATACCCAATAAATGTCGTCATCTAAATTAAAATAGCCTATTGGTTTTTCCGCATTAGGGTTTTTTTTGGGAAATAAGGGAAGTTTTATGTTATCTTTATGCTCTATATTAAACTTGCAGTCTTCAATTATATCTCCCTTAACTATGTCTTTTGCTTCAATAAATCCTTTATTTAGCACATATATCTTATGTTCATTGGAGCATCTAACTAATCCTCTTTTCGTTATAATAGATATGTTATTTTTAATAGATGTCCATTTTTTAAGAATAGTTTTGAATCCATACTTGGTTTCAATTAAATCTCCTTCCTTTACATCTTTAAAAAGTTTAATACCTGAATCCTTTATATTTACCAGAGAGTCGGGGTCTACACATCTCGGTTCTAGTGATGAGAAGTCGGCGTTTACAATCTTCCATCCTTTAGGTGCTGTGAAACCTTTCTTAATGGCAGAAGGCTGTATTATGTTTTCTTCAACATGACCACAAGTTTTACATGTTTTTGTGAGTAAAAGCTCTATTGGACTAGTCATTTCTACATCTTCTGATTGACACTTTGAGCAGCAATTTGATTCTTCTTCAACCTTTGGAAGAGTCTGTAAGTTAAATCCACCTGCACACGAAAAACGTCCCGAAATGGTGCCTGATTGACGCCAGTCTACTGTTAAATATCCGTTTATATTGAGTTTTATTGCAGGAAGTACGTAAGATGAGTAAAGTTTTGCAAGTTTATTATAAGTTAATAAATCCTTAACAAAGTCGAATTTAGGAAGCATGTGCTCAATTAATACCTCAGCTTTCATACTTGGAATTAAATTGTCTTTTGTAGCAGAATCTGTTTGAGGTAAGTCCTTTGCACTCATCCCCAATTTCTCACAAAATAACCATCTTACGTGAGCATCTGAGTTAATATTAAAAGAGTATCTTCTCTCTTCTATTTCTTCATATAGTTCTTGTTTAATCTTTTTTAATTTCTCATCACTATATTTAATTTCTTCTTCACCCAAAATAAATCCAAAAAGCCAATGAGGATTAATCTGATAAGCCTTCTTTATTGCAGGTTTGCTCATTGTATCTTTACCTGTCTTTGAGTCTTTAGGTAGTGATAGTCCCTCTAAATCTGCTATTTTCTTTACTAGTCTTTGATTAGAAATAGATTCATCTATAGATTTTCCAAGTGTAAAGTCATCTAAATAAGGAGATATATTATTTATGATATTATCTTCAAGTTTAAGCATCATTTGCTTAGTTTCTATTTCAAGTTTTTTGAAATGTTCTACGTCAATAAAAACCCCATTTCTTTTCATCATTGTGACTATTTTGCAGAGAGGCATTATTTCATCAGTGTAGAACCAGTCAATTTTAGATTCCCCATACTCAGAGTAAAATTTATTCATTAGAACTTCAAATATACCTAAGGTTAAAAAGGCATCCGCACAGTTATGGGTTATTATTCCATTTACTACATAGGACTCATCCTTGTCTACTGAGATATTATGTACCTGTGTCTTTTTCCATTCTTTATCTATTCTTAAAATCCTAACATGTCTCTTAAATGAACAATCTCCTTTAATGTCATTTCTCTTTTTTATTTTTAAAAATAAATTTAATTTAGTTGCCTCATTTGTAGTTAATAGAAGATTATATCTATGCCTTCTATTTTCAGTAGCGTTATAATCTCCTCTATATGCACTAATTTCGTGTTTTGAAAATAATAAATCTATTGTATTAATTAAATTATAAGAGGTTACACATAAATCTAATTGATATGTAAATCTTCTGGTTTTCATCTTCCTAAAATGACCATCACCGTCATATACTCCAGCAATCAATGACATTGCTGCATCGTAGTTATTGAGAAGATAACTAAAAACTTCTTTACTTATCTTTTTTTCATAACATTTAAAATTTCCTCCACTTAATCTTAAGAATAACTCCCCTAATTTAGTATCACAGATAACCACATCTCTACCTTTACTTTCTGCCTTTTTTATTATGGAGCATTTAATTCCTCTTTCTTTTAAAAAATTACTAAAAAAAGGAACTTCATCTTGGTGCAACGTTATGACTAGGTATTTGTTATTATTCTGAATCCTAACGTATCCTTCTGCTAAGTATAATCCAAAAAACCACCAAAAATCATTATCCATCTCTGACAAACAAGTTCTATCTTCTATTATTATCTGAGGCTTGGTTAATAAGTCATTCATTTTTAAGTCACATACTTTTACCCATTCGTATTTTAAAGTTTTTTCATTTAAAACCAAAAAAGGATGCTCTCCAGTAACGTTCTTTATTTTTCTACCACCCTCCAAAGAAATGTTGTAAATATAATCCTCTACTTCTTGAGTTTTAGTTGCGTACACTTCATGAATACTTCCTGTATGCGTTATCACTTTATCTCCAGTGCTTACGTCCTCAATAAACTTAGCGGAACCGTCTTCCATAGAAACTAAAGCCGAATTCTTTTCAAAACATGCGTATTTACTCTGATACCAAGATTCGGCTCTCCAGACCTCCTTTGAAGTTCCACCATTTTCAATAATAGATTTAACCAGTTCTTGCTGTTCTATATTAGCTGCCATGTAGGGATTTATACCTAGCTCTTCTTTGTATTGTTCCGCAATTTTTTTTAATCCATGAGGTGAATTTTCATCCAATGTGTGGTGCAAAAGTCCGACATCACAAAATACATTATCCTTAATATCTAAACCAGTATTGACGAAAATCATGTTAACATCAAAGGGAGCATTTTGTAGAATTAAATTTCCAGAAGTAAGCCATTTTTTCATATAATCTACTATGAATTGAGGAGGTGAGTATTCCTCTGGAGTTACAAATTCTGGATATTCCTTTCCTGTCCAAATGTCCACATAATTACCACTCATGAAGCATTCATATACTTCACCTTTAATTGTTCTTTTTTTAAGGCTGGTTGGGATTTTTTTCCATTCTAAAAATGGAATGTAAAATCCTTGGTCTTTAGATACAGCGACTGAGAATCCAATTACAACTGACTTATAAAGTAATAATCCATTAGTCTCAGTGTCTATCGCTAAAAAGTCAAATTTAGGTTTATCTCCGTCCATGAGGAAGAAGTCTAACTCTTTTAACTTCTCTAGGGAATCTATTCTATTGTGTTTCGTGAAGGGCATTCTTACTCCTCTAATACTATTGTATCAGAAAAACGTCATCTTGTCAAGTAAAAAATTATTTATTTCCTTTTTTCATGTTATCTATGTGCCAAAGAGGTTGGAGATTGGTATAGTGACATGCTTCCAGTAAGTGTTCTCTAATAGTTAAATCAAATTTGGATAAAGGTTTAATGTGGTCAATACTCCACTGCCCTTCTTTATTTCCGTGATTTTCCCAAGACATTCCGCTTAAGAATTTAGATTCAAGATAGGTTTTAAGAAAATCAATAGAACATCCTAAGTCTCTTACTGCTGAACCTGATTTATAACCTCGTTTAATAGCAGAATGTAATCTAGCTCTTAAGGTTCTACTCAATTTAAAATTTACATCATTTGATTGTCTTTTTTGTAAGTAGACTCTCATGTAATCTCTCTTCTCTACTTTATGAGAATTATCATATTCCTTTCTCACATCTTTTATTTTCAAATAACGATTTCTATCATACTCACTTTTATCGGTCTTTTTTCCAATCCAATAATTCTTATTGCTTTCTTTTTTTAAAGGATGACTTAAGTAATACTCTTTAGAACTTATACTACGACAAGCTTTACATGCATAACAACTCTTACTAAACAATTTAAGTTCCTTAATTTCTCCGCATTTATTACATTTTCTTAATTCTAAGTCTTTCATATGCTTTTTTCTTATTTCTTATTTGGTCTAATCTTATTTAAAATATTTTCTAAATCTTCAGCACTATTGCTATAATTATACTCACATACTTTCTTCTTTTCGCTATTCTCTCTAGCTTCAGTAGCTTTTGGAATTAAGTCTTTTAGGGTATCGTATTCTTCTGGAGTAGCCATACTTAATTCTCCTGTATTGGGTTCAAAACTTAATAGACGAGGCTGCAATACTCGTAGAGGGTCTGTTCTTCTTTTTTCTCTAACTTTAGCATAATGAAATGATAAAAAATACGCATCCAGTAAATGTTGTACACGTAACAATGGTTGCCAAATTGTAATGATATAATCAGCTATATTTTCAAATTGTGAAATACCATAGGCACCATCAATTGCGATAGGAACATCTCCTGTACCTTTACCTTTTGTAGTTTGGGTTAAAACTATCAAAAAAACATTTAACATCTTAGCTAAAGGTTTTAATTGAGTAGCAAGATTTTCCATACTTAGACATCTCTTATCTCCTCTCTGTTGTAGTTCGTTTTCTGCTCCAAAAGTGTATTTTTTATGTAAATCAACTACTCTACTCATTATACCTATGTGGTCAATGGCTACACACCCAACTTCTTTTCCTGTTTGTTTTTTAATCTCAGTTGTATATTCAAAAACTTCCTGAATTCCTATATTTCTAGGTTCCCCTAACTCATCTTCATTTCCTATAACATATAATCTATTGGCTAAGTCTGATTCTTTTCCTACCAAAGCTATCCACCTTTCAACTATATCTTCTGCGGGCATTTCTAAACTAAAAAACACATATACATCATCTTTTGTTGGATTATTAAATATCATGTCTTTCAATATCTTTAACGCAACACAGGTCTTTCCTATGCTTGGTCCAGCTATTAATCCTAAAACTTGCTTTTTTGCCCATGGCTTAGTTAGGCAATCAAACATTGTTGGACCATTTACAGGTTCTCCAACTGTATCCTGTATCCCCATCCTAATTTGCTGTGCAACTGTCATAAATCTGTTTTTAGCTCTTCCAATATAAGCCTTATCCACAGTTCCTATCGCATACTCGTATCGAGAGCTTCCTTTAGAAAGTGCCTTCTGCGTATTAGCTATTACAGCTAATGCATCATTCTTTTTAATATCTTTATTATATAAAATATTAGCTAACTTTAAATCAGCGGAAGACCTATCTCCCTTATACATTGTAGGATTATTGAAGAGGTCGCTAACTTGTTGATTCTCATACATCAAATCTATAAATGATTCAGGTAATTCATCTAAATTTACATCTTGTGACACGTTGATTTGTAATTTTCCATCTAACTTATCTAAATGATTTTGAGCTTTCTTGTTATCGATTTCCGATACTGTGAATAATTCCGAAGGAAGGTCATTTAATGTGTATTCCTTATCAGTGTTTTCTACATCTTCAATTCTTGTAGACATAATCTGACTATCATAGTGCTTTGTATTTACATAATTTGGTACTCTCATTAATTGAAGGACAGTCCATACCGAGGGGTCTGACTTAAAGTAGTGAATTAAGTTTAATTGAAGTAATACATAGGATTCTCTATCTAAATCTAATATCCTCCAGTAAGCATGTACCCCGTGTCCTGAATCTACTACCATGGATGGTTTTAGTGAAAATTCAGATAATTTAGCATAAACTTCTTCTTTGGAGGCATATACTTTATCCTTAAGGTCTATGTCTATAAATATATAATTAAACACATCTATATCATTACCATTTGCATACCATTTTCCCTGAGCGTATATATCTGTGGAAGGATGATTTGGCATCCAATAAATATTATATCCCAATGAGTTTAATATCTGTACAGTTTCTTTATCAAAACATCCTTCTATGATATCGTTGCCATCAATTTCTTGTACAAATTCGGGATTTGGCTCATCCTTTAACATGGGTTTTGCCCAATTTGGTTTTATGCACCTATAAAAAGTCATATTACATCCTTATGCCTAGGATTGTTACTCTTACCATTAATCTACTTTTTTAACGTGATACTTATTGCCCAAGTCTATCATTATTGAGTTTACTGCACCAATTTTCTTGCTATTTTCGGATACACCTCTTATAGCCATTTGAAAAACTTGAAAGCATTCGCCTGTTTCTGAATCTACATAAAATAATTTACCTTTATGATAAGGGTCTCTTTCTGTAGAATCTTTTTTTGTATCATTTGGATTATCCATAATGATTGAACAAAATGTTTCACCTTTTGAATCTTTCTTTTCAAAAATCTTACCAATGAATTTCTTAAGTGCGTTTTTGTTGTCTTCCATTTCTTTAATTCTCCCTTTTTTATTACTTATTTTTTACCTATATTAAATCTTGCTAATGTTGCTTTAACTGCCGGATTACTTGACGTAACTGGTGTTTTTGGAGCTTCTTGAACAACTGGAGCTGGGGTAGGTGCTACTACAACCGGAGCTACTGGAGTTGTATTTATTTTATTCATAAATGAAGGTCTTGCAACAGGGGTTTCCGCTTTAGGAACTACTGGAGCTGCTACAGGTTCTGGTTCGCATTCTGGTGAAGGAGCAACTTCTTCATTATTCCCATAAACAGATGCCCATTCTTTAGGAAATAAAGTATTGTCGGTCTTAGACTGACCATATTTGAATTCCATGTTTGTATCTTTATCCACTATGGAATAAAACTTGCTACCATCTTTTACTTTACGATAAGTAATTACTAAATTAGTACCGCCTTTAAATCCCTTTGTAGGAATACCAGAATAGAATGAAGCTTTTTCAAAGAACTCTTTTTGAGTCGTAGCTTCTTCTTTAATGGTAAACTCAGTCTCGCCAATCTTTAATTTCATCTCAAAATTCATAATACCTCCAATTCGTTGTATTTATATCACATCTTAGTCAAAAAATCAAATTTATTTTATCGTGTATTTTCCATCAATGATATTAATAAGTTGTCTCTGACCATTTTCATAAATTATGCACAAAGTTTGTAACCAAGAAGAAGGACCGACATTGTAGACTAATTGTAAATAAGAAGAAGTTCCTACAGCCCATGCATCTCTTAGAATTCCTGGGGCATGTGAGTGACCTGTTACAGACTTAACATAAGACTTTTCCATAGAAGCTAAATTTCCTCTACTTCCGTTTGGTCCTTTGTCCCCATGTGCTCCACATTCTATGCCAGCTATCTTAAAATCTTCATCTCTTCTAAGCCATTTTATATTAGTTTCCATTCTGACCCCTGATTCATTTACTCCAACTTGAAGAGGGTCTTTCTTGTCAAGTATAGCAATAGATAGTTCTAATCCAATTCTAAGATTTGAAGAATCATTATGAAAATGACCTGCTGATAAATATCTATTTAGAAAGTCATCATGGTTAGATTTTACAACAACCACTTCATCTGTTAGTTTTGCTAACATATTTAGGTCTTTAGCAACCCCAGCCAACTCTTCTTTTATATCTAATTTTCCAGCTTCAGCTCTTATACACTTGAGTGTTGAGTTATCCTTTTCATAAGGATTTATACTCATTCCATTAAAAACATCATGAAGAATTATTCTTTTGGGTTTTAATTTAATTGCAAGTTCTTTTATTGCTTTGACAACTTTAGGGTCAGTTTCGCCTGAATGCCAATCCCCTGGAATCATTGCTGCTGGAGCTACCTCTTTACAAGTTGTACCTGTATACTCTTTTCCAAAATCACAAAAAGAACCATTCTCATCAAACTGAATTGGTCTTGGATGAAATACTTGTTCATCCTGAATTTCTACTACAAATGCTCCCATTTTATGGTCAGAATCTGCAATATAATCTGTTCTCCCTGACCCATACTTTTCCGACTTATAATTAGGAAAGGTAATTGCGCCAGTAGTCATTAACGCATGCGGAAGTTTTGTATTTGATATAGATTCCATTTTTAACATCTGTTTTGGAGATGCAAATACGAAAGAACCTTCTTTTTGAATCCTACTCAATCCTGTTGTAGGATTTATTTGCTTTGCAGTCGTCTTAATTGCACATATGAAAAAATTAGAATTCAACTCAGTGTCATCCATGATTATGTGTTCATCTTTTAGTAATCTGTCAATAGTACCATAACCGCCCATAGAATTAGCAGGGTCAGAACATACTACTATTAGTAATTCAGCTTTATTTATTTTACAGTAGTTCTTAACTGACTTTAATGCATTCTCATCTACAGCACATCCAGTTACGGCTGTTGTTATAATGAATCTGTTATTTTTCTTTATAACTTCCTTTATCTCATTTTGACAATCATCATTTGTAAAATTTTCAACAGCTATATCTGTAAATGATTCTGGATACTGTTTTCTAGCAAGGTCATATATTTCCTTTACAGAACCAAAACGATTCTTAAAAAAGGATTCACTTATTTCAGCATGTTTGCAAAAACCAACAAGAGTAACTATTCCTAATTTAGAAATGTAATACTCAACAAACATTTTAACTAAATTATCAATTCGTTGATTTTCTAGTTCTTGCTGTTTTTGTTCTCTTTCTTTTTTAGCTTTTTCTAAATCTTCTCTCATTTTTTTATCCCCTTTTTATAATCCTTGGAACATTGAATAGAGGTGTCTCTATTCTTCTCATAATCATCTTTTCCTCTATCAGGATTAGCTAATACTCGCCTTTCCCATGTTTCTTGATTATATTCTGGATTTCTAAGTAAAGCTTTTTGATAGCATTCTTTATTAAAATCTGGATTAAGAGCTAATCTTCTTTGATATTCATCTCTATTTATATTTGGATTTAATAATTTATCTCTAGCATATCTCTCTCTATCTACCAAGGTAGTACATGATTTACACCTATGAGATATACCATCATGTCGGGATTTATTTTTATGGAAATCGGAAAAATCTTTCCATTGCTGACATTTACTACATTTTTTGGTCTTGTCCACCATTGTAATTCTAACCTCTCAGATACATTCTAACACAAAACAGTTACATTGTCAAGTATTATTTTTTACCTCTCGTACTTGGACTATCAGATTCTGCTAAAACAAATCCAGCAATATTAAATATACTTACTCGCTGTTTATTACCAGTTACATATTTATCGCCAGTCATTAATTCTTTTAAACGATAATACCACATTCTATTAAAATCATCTAACATTCCTTTATTTTTTATAACATATTCTGAAGCTTTATCCATATCATTATTAAAATAAATAGCAGCAATTATCCCACATAGTGAAGACATGATGCTCTTCTGCTTTGATGTTAATTCTCTATGAATTGCAAAAGATAATCTTAATGCTTGAAGGTCTTTGCGTGCGTTATAGTGCAGCTTATCTTCATTCCTGATGATATAATCCAATCCTCTTTCGTTGGAATCTTTTAAAGTTGCAACTGTTTTATTTAACTCAGATATTTCTTTTATTATATAAACATCTGGGCAAATTGGATGATATAACAGACAGAAATTACCTAGAACTTCGTACACTAAAAATGTATTAGATGCTTGATTTCCTTCCATCTTCAGTGTTACGGTCATTCCTTTTTCGATTTTTTTATCGTTCATTTGTTATCCCTCACATAGATTATTCCGCCACCTGCTGTACTCAATAACGCTGCAATCGAAACTGCATTTTCTAACGCACACCTAGTAACTTTAACTGGGTCTATTATTCCTGCTTCAAGTGCATTAACTATTCTACGATGCCTTGCGTCATAGACGTTTAATTCTTTACCTAAAATTTCACCCATTTCTTCAATCTTTAATCCACCACTTCCGATATTTCTGAGTATCTGATTAAATGGTTCCATTAATGCCCGACACATTATCTTATCCCCAACATTGTCAGAATCTACTATACTCATTGCAATTTTTAATAATGCAACTCCACCACCAACCACCACACCTTCCTCGATTGCTGCTCTTGATGCATTTAAGGCATCTTCGATTCGGTCATATTTTTCTTTTATTTCAAAATCAGTAGCTCCACCAACTCCAATCTTTGCTATCCCACCTGTCAATGCTGCTATTCTATCTGCAACAACTTGAGCATCATATGGACTTTCTGCTGCTTTCTTTAACGCCTTAAGTTGGTCAACTCTTTCCAGAATATCTTCTTCAGCTCCCTGACCTCCGTAAATCGTAGTAGTATACTTATCAATCAGAATTCTATCAACTAAACCAAAATCATCTAGTTCACAATTACTTAAGCCTCTATTGCCATTTCCAAGACGAGTTCCACCTGATAATACAGCTAAATCATCATAATATCCAGTTCTTACTGTAGTCTGATGTGGTCCCTTAACGGCACAAAATGATAATCCAGCTTCTGCTCTCTGAATTAATAGCCATTGAATTGCTTCGTTGCTAAATTCATTTGCAAGTATCACAATCGGAGGAATAACTCCTTTTTTCTCTGCTGCTAAGATATTTAAAGCATTAACTAATTCGGTGTAATTAAGCATTTTTCCATCAAAGATTAATAAATAACATTTTTCTGCTTCGTAACGGGTTCTTTCACGATTATTAAAAAATCTATCTGTTGCTTCAGCCCCTCGTTTGAACTGGTACCCTTCCACAATCTCAAGGGTAGTATTTTGAGTATGTCCTTCGTCTACGGTAATGACTCCTTCTGCTCCAACTTTATCGAATGCTTTGCTTAATATTTCTCCAATCTCCTCATCGCCATTTGCTGAAATACAAGCAACCTGTTTAACCATTTCGTAATTATTTCCAACAGGAATAGCCATCTCTTTCAATTTTTCTAAAACTCTTTTTGAGGAGAGTTCTACTTGTTCTCTAACAAGCTGTGGATTTAATTCAGGATTTAATTTTAGAGTTTCCAGAGTTTGATTTAATATTGCTTCGCCTAACACAATCGCAGTGGTAGTTCCATCTCCTGCTGTTCTATTTGTTTTTTGACATATTGCCTTAACTGATTGAATTATTAAGTCTTTTTCTGGGTCATCTGAGAAACACTCATTGGCAACGCTTACTCCGTCTTTGGTAATCTTAGGGGCTAAAGGAGACCCATCTAGTGCCTGTCCTATTCTCTGAATTATTATAGGAAGTCCACCTGGTCCGAGGGTTCTTTTTACGATTCCTGCAATTTCTTTCATGCCTTCTAAGATTTTCGGAAATAATGTTTCTTTTTCTAAAATCCTTTTGCTCATGTATAAATCTCCTAATTAATTTTCAACTCAAGTAAGTTATATCATATTTCGAAGAATAAATCAAGAACTATTTCGTGTGTATGTGAAAATGTTATAGATAATGTTATAGATAATGTTACAGAAAATGTTACTGATATTGTTATTGACTGTGGTTCTTATAATATTTAAGAATATATATTATTTATTATATAATATTCAATTATTAGAATTTAAACTGTTGTATTTTCTTAAAAGAAAAGAAATAAAAGAACAATTGAAGCTTCTAATAAAATTCTATTGTATATTCTAAAATACATTCTTCTGTAGTTTCTTATAAGATTCTTAAGATTCATTATATCTTATGTGGGGTCATACGAGCATTGAAGGTTCATCTGAAATATTCCGCCCGCCACAAAATAGACCTTGCCTTTTTTCCGAAAGTATGATATACTTGAGGCATGAATGGGATTCTGTATATAAACAATTCATTTTGCAAATTTTCGGATGAAACTTCCGTCTATATTTTAGATTCTGTTAAGGAATTGCTGACATATCACAACGATATCGGGGGGGAAAGGGCACAGAAATACAACATGATAAAAACAGCGAGGATGAAAAAAAATGCAGTTTGGGAAGAAAGATTGAGAAAAGAAATAAAAGAACTAGAAGCCAGCGAGTGGGTTTGTTGGTTTCATGATAAATCTTTTCCTACAGGACATTTGCCATTAGTTTTAGATTTACTAAACGAGATGAGAGCAACTCTGAAAGTGAACGATAACCGAAAGATTCCTGAAAGAGAATATAATTTTAGATGGAAAAATACTCCGCATCCTCCAAGATATTATCAAAAAGAAATGATTGAATTGGGATTAAAATATCATAGGGGAGTTTTTGAACTCGCTGTAGGTACGGGAAAAACTTTAGGTGCTATTTATTTAATCAAAGAATTAGGAGTTCCATCTCTAATCATAGTCCCATCATCTGGACTCAAGGAACAAATATATCAAGAGATGGTATTGTATTTTGGGATTAATTTTGTTCAAAAGATTGACACAGCCATTGTCCGAAAAGAGGGGAAGCTAAAGCCGATTAGAATAACAACTGTCCAGACTTTAGGCTCTCTACAAAAAACAGGAGAATTGAGACATTTAGTTGAAGATGTTGGTGCAATTTACGTCGACGAAATTCACCATGCAGGGTCAGAAACTTATTTGAATCTACTCAAAGAAATAGACCACATTTACTACCGATATGGTTTTACTGGAACTTTTTTACGCAACGACGATAAAACTTTAGATATGTGGGGATTTTTAAGCACAAAATTGATGGAATACAAAGCAAAACAAGCTATTGAGGATGGCTTTTTAACTCCCCTAAAGGCTATAATTTACGACATCAAGGGAAAGCGTTCAGAGTATTATCCAGCGGAGTACAAGAAAAACTACTGTGAGAATACAATTCTGTTAAAAAAGATTTCACAAATAATAAAAAATATACCAGAAAACGAGCAAATATTAATCTTGGTAAATCGAAAAGATAAGAGTGGTAAGGTAGTTCATGATTTTCTTACAGCCTCTGGATTTGAGAATTCGTATATCTCGGGTGATGATGACGCTAAAAAAATTAACTTGACAATTTCACGGTTTAATGGTAAAGTAGTAAGAGTGCTCATCGGAAGCAGCGTAATCGGAGAGGGTATTGATGTGCGGTCTGCTGACCATCTAATTATGATACAGGGGGGCAAGAGTCCAGTCGCAATTGTGCAAGCTGTGGGAAGACTTGCAAGACTATTCGAGGGAAAATTAATCGGAACGATTCACGACTTTAAGTTTTATGGCACAAAGTGGATGACAAAACATTTAGACAGGAGATTACAGATTTACAAGGACAATTTTGACCCTGAAATTATTTATAAAAAAGAGGAGTAAAAGATGAAAGCATCAAAATCAGCATGGAAAAGAGCTTTAGGGGAACAAGTAGACGAAGAACTTCCTAAAGTTAAAGACCTTTATGAGCGTCTTGATTTTCTTGATTGCATAGATTACATTAAGGCAAAACACTCAATTACTCCAAACGAGTTAAGTGAAAATACTTATCAAATTTTCTTTTATCCGCATTCAGAATTTGCTCGCCTCATATATGACCCAGAACATAAACGAATTGTAATATCTTTCTGTACACAGACCTCAATTGTAGATGCTATACTTTTCTTTCAAAACCTGAAAGTGGTTTGGAAAGATATTGCACTGATGGTAAGCTACTATGTGGACGTTGTCACAAATCAGCTCTATTTAGGGACTGAAGCGGAAGCTAAAATGTACGATGATTTGGAAGATGCCATGGTAGAAAACTTTATGTTAGAGGTTGAAGACCCTATCGTCGACGCATATTTAAAGGGAAAAAGTGAAGAAGAGTTTGTATACTCAAGTGATGATAAATTTGCAGCTTTGGAATATTTCTTGAGATTAAAGACTCCTACGGGATATTTAAACTAAAATAATCCTTGACATTTTGCTCAAAGTGTGTTACAATAGTATTTGGACGCATGGAGAGTCCTAAAAATGAAGAATGGAAATAAAGTATCGGTTTACCTCGCTGGAAGTATTGAGTCGTCGGCGGACTTAGGAAAAAGTTGGAGAAATGAGTTAACTCCATTTTTAGAAGAGTTGAATATGGAAGTAAATGACCCCTGTAAATTGGAACATCATAAACTTTCAGGTAGACACTTAAACAGACTTCCTCAAGGAATAAAGCATTGGCATGAGTTAAAAAATTGCAAAGAACCACATTTAAGATGCAGATTTAAGACTTACATGGATGCGATAATCATGTATGACCTAGATTTAGTTGAGAATAAGTCTGATATAATCGTTCTTCTGTGGGACAGATGGTCGGCTGGTTCTTCGGGTGAAGTTACTCTAGCCAGAAAAATAGGAACTCCTGTATATACTGTAGCTACAGTAGAGCTTCCTGCATGGATTTCTGGATGCAGTGAGAGAATTTTTAGCAACTTCGATGAACTAAAAATATTCTTAAAAAGAAATTATAAAGTAAAGTTAGAGGAGCCTAAATGATTTTCCATAGAATAAAAAACTTCTTTGAATATATACCAACTATTCCTAAAAGATTTATATACTCATCTAAGTGGTTTTTTCGTACATGGAATTCCCCTAATTGGGATTATGCTTATCTTCTTTACATCATTGGATATAAAATTTCCGATATGAATAAAACTCTTCAAAAAGCAGACTTTGATAAGGACAATGATTGCCCATTTCAAACAGACCCAATGTTACCTATAGCATACGAAAGACTTCAGATATGCGATAAGATTTTGAAAAGAATTGCAGACGATAAGTATGATTATAACTTTCCCAGTAACCCAAAAAAATATATCAAAAATGGAATGTTTCAATTTCCCGAAGACCGAGATGCTGCTTTAGCCTTAAAGATACTATCTAAATATTTTAATTATTGGTGGAATTAACATGATTAACTTTAGCAATCCGTTAGAAAAGATTTCAAGGTATTTTACGATTAAAGATGCAACCCATTTACCTAAATGGAACGTTTTGCATATGCCAAGTAAGCGTGAGATGATTGAACTTACAAAATTGTTTGAAAAAATGGACATAATTAGGGATACAGTGAGACTTCCCATCCTAGTCCATTGTAGCATTAGACCTACCTCCGTAGTGTGCAATAATGCGCAATATAACGGAAAAAACTACAATGAGGCAATTGGGAGCACTGCAACTAAATCCGCCCACATATTTGGACAAGCTTGCGACTTTCATGTGGTTGGTTTTGAGGATACTAAAGGTTGTGCTGAAATGAGAAAGAAAATTCAGCCTATTTTAGAGAAATTGGGTTTAAGAATGGAAAATATTACTGGAAGCTGGATACACGTCGATACATATCCTGTAAAAGCTGGTGGTAAGAGATTCTTTATCCCTTAGGAGTTAATATGAAAAAGTTTTTTAACCGATTTGTTAAAGATTTCAACATATGGTTGGCTGTAACATCGAAGACGAAAAAGAGTGAAGTAAAATTCCCTTTATGGGAAAAAACACTTTTCTTCCTTTGTTGTATATGGTTTATTCAGATATGTCACTTTATTGTATTGTCCACTATTGTAACAATTTTTATTTTGTGTAGTCAATCTTTATGATTAAATATCGTACTCCTCCCATGTATTGGAATAAATGTAAAGCATTAAAGCAGTTTATTGCCGATAGATATAAGGGTAGACAAATCAAGATAATAGCAGATGGAGATAAGTACGTTGTAGAGATGTCTCGAGAATTGTATGAGATGATTTATAAGCAACTTGCATTTTTCATAAAATAATCCTTGACAGCAGCCGGTTTTAGGAGTATAATATAGGCTGAGGTGAATAAAATGTTTTCCGCAATCGTAGGTTGGTTAGCAGCGTTTTTCTTGGCAGTATGTGGAGTTCCACAAGCAATCTTATCTTTCAAACAAGGACACTCTCGAGGAATATCATGGGGTCTACTAAACATGTGGGCACTCGGTGAATTTTTTATGTTCATTTACGTATTACCCATGGCTTCCCCTCAATTGATTTGTACAAGTATAGTAAATTTAGCAGCAGTTAGTATTATTCTTTATTTTAAGATTAAAGATAGATACATGAAAGAAGAGACCACAATTGGGGATTTAATTAAAAAATTACCTAAGACAATACCTTATTACTACGGAAGTCCTGACGATAGCGACGAGTAAAATAATACTTGACATTCCCATTCCATTATGTTATTATACATGAAGAGTTGGAGGTAAACAAAATGAAAACAATTATTTTAATCTTTATTCTAGTAAGTTCATTTTCGTATGGCAATACACCCATACACAGACCCATACCACATGATGTAACTTACTATGAAATTATTAAGATTCATCCGGAAATCAATAGGAAACAGGCTCAAATCATTAGCAAACACATAGTTATTGCGAGTAAGAAATATAATTTAGATAAACATTTATTAGTAAGTATTTTTGCTCAAGAAAGCATGTTTGATAATAGTGTTAGAAACTGTAATACAGGGATAGATAAGGATAACAACCCTAAAAAAGTCTGCTTTGACTTTGGAATTAGCCAGATTAACTATCTTACAGCCAAAGCATTTAAGTTTGATTTAAGTAAGATTAGAAAAGACATAGGGTACGCAATAGAATGTGGAGCTTTAGTTCTAAAAGATATAAAAAATCGTTATGCAAAAAAAGAACCCAAAGATTGGTGGACTCGATATAATAGTGACTCTAAATACTGGAGAAACCACTACAATAAGTTAGTTTGTAGATTCTATAAAGGAAAAGAAACTTGTAAAAATTTAAAATAAAACTAACTGGTTTCCGTAGACTATACCGTTAATGGCTTCAAATTCATAAAGTGCTCTAGTATATTTATACTCAGTTAAAAAATAATCCTGTGTTCCAGTTATAGTCTCCCCATTAAAAGTTCCAGCTCCAGTTGTGTATCCTGCAATAAAAACATCATCAAAAGAACTCAAAGCTATTCCATTTGACTTTGTTACTTTTCCAGATAAACCATCCATTCTAGTCCAATTAATATTGAAATAACTATCACAACACATAATGAATGAATCAGTAGTTCCGACTAGGGTGCCAGCTCCTCCCAAATCACCAGAAGTATAGCCTGTCATGAATGTATAATTTCCAGTAAAATCTAATGAAATTCCAGTTGCATAAGTGGCAATAGAGGCAACACCTTTCAGCTCAGTAGCATATTTGGTACCAGATGAGTTGTATCTAACTCCAAAAGCATCTACTGTTCCTGTTAATGTTTTAGAGTTTAAGTTTCCATTAGTATTTCCAACCATGGCTATATTATTTGATGAATCATGAATTACTGCGGTAGCTATAGTAGTTCCGGAGGCAACTCCATTTAATTTAGTCCACTGAACAGTACCAGAATTATTATATTTAATAATGAAAGAATCATAAGTTCCAGTTTTTGTTTGAGAGTTTAAATTACCATTCGTTTTACCTACAATTGAGATTGAAGTATCTGCTGAGTTTGCATGAATTCCATAAGCAATAGTAGTTGCACCGCTTACTCCAGCTAATTTAGTCCACTGAACAGTACCAGAATTATTATATTTAATAATGAAAGAATCTACAGTAGAACCCGAGACAAGGGTTTCTCCGTTTAAATCACCATCGGTTTCTCCAGTTATATAAATAGTATCTGCTGAATTTATAGAAATACCATATGATTTGGCATCTTTACCTGTAGCTTGAGACAGCTTTATCCACTGTACGGTTCCAGATGAATTATATTTTATTACAAAAGCCGCATAATCGTAGGCAGCAAAAGTAGTAGTAGATACAGCATCCGCAGTTAAATCTTCAGTTGTCCAACCTGTAACAAAAACATTACCAGAAGAATCAACAGCAACTCCAGTAGCTTGGGTAGGAAGAGCCGCTGTACCTGCCAGTCTTGTCCATTGGTGAGTTCCTGCTGAATTATATTTAGAAACAAATGCATCTGTACTTCCCGTAAGAGTTCTTCCAGCTAAAGCTCCACTAGTATACCCACATACATAAGAATTTCCAGCAGAATCGACAGTAGTTCCAAGTCCAACCGTACTTACCGCACTAACTCCACCTAACTTAGTAAAAAAATCTTCCCCGTCAGTATAATCTGGAACAATATCACTATCCCAAGCAACTGTAGGAAATGCAGCAGTATGAAAATAACTAGATAACGATAATCGGATTTTATTTCCTATCGGATTTAAGAAAGTGTAAGATTTATTTGCATAAAGAAC